GATTACGAGTGCCAGTACTTTTCTTTTCATTTTAATAATCCTTTAAGCTGTTTTTATACTCTGCCTTCCTTACGGGAAGTAAGGCCATGCTAATGTAGAGATATCTAAAGAAGGTAAGCCTCATTTGTTACTATATGAGTAAAATCTAAATAAAATAATTCAGCTGAAACCATGATTGATTTGATGAATGAATGGCGTGGAGTCATTGATGGTGGGAATTATACAGGGGGTGTAAATCGGGCTATTATGGCGCCGTTATATGCCTAATTTTCCACACAAATTGAGATGTTGCTGTGTGTTGTTATGTGATTTCTATATTAGTCAATATTTAAATGACAAGCCCGAACAGATGTTCGGGCTTTTTTTTATTTATTATTGGAGCGTGAGTGATAATTAATCACTGGCTGGTTTTTCCGCTTTACCGGCCATTTGCGCAAGGAAATCGTAGCGTTTTTGCAAATCGGCGGCGGCGTCTTTCCACAATTGTTCAGCAACCTCAGGCTGCTGTGCGTTCAGACGACGGAAGCGCTGCTCTTTCATCAGCGTGTCGGCGAGGGCATCTGACGGTGGTCGCGAATCCAGAGCCAGCGGCAGTTTGCCTTCATCAGCACGACGCGGATCAAAGCGATACAGCGGCCAGAAACCGGTGGCGGTGAGCTGACGCATCTGATCGTGACTCAGGGCCAGATCGTAACCATGCTCCTCACACGGGCTATAGGCGATGATCAGCGACGGCCCCGGATACGCTTCCGCTTCCTGAATCGCTTTCACCGTCTGGTTAAGTTGTGCGCCGAGCGAGATTTGCGCCACGTAGACATGCCCGTACATCATCATGCTCACACCCAAATCTTTGCGCGATTTACGCTTGCCGTGCTCGCCGAACTTGGTCACCGCGCCGAGCGGTGTTGCTTTCGACGCCTGGCCGCCGGTATTGGAATAACACTGGGTATCCAGCACCAGAATATTGACGTTTTCGGTCAGGCTTAGAACGTGGTCGAGACCACCAAAACCGATATCGTAAGCCCAGCCGTCGCCGCCAATCAGCCAGATGGATTTCTCGACCAGTGCGTCAGCGTCAGTCAGAAGCTCGGTTGCGCCGTCCACTCCCTGCAAATGCTGGCGTAAAGAGGCGACCTGCTCACGGCGTTCTTCCGGCGTGGCGTCAGCGTGCAGCGCTTCGTTCAATTCAGCGGGCAATTTATCCGCAAATGTCTCGAGCAGACGCATTACACGTTGGCGGTGCTGATCGACCGATAAACGGAAGCCCAGACCGAACTCGGCGTTGTCTTCGAACAGTGAGTTTGCCCATGCCGGACCACGACCATTAACGTCGGTGGTATATGGCGTTGATGGCAGGTTGCCACCATAAATAGACGAACAGCCGGTGGCATTGGCAATCATCATTCGGTCGCCATACAGCTGCGTCAGCAATTTGATGTACGGCGTTTCACCGCAGCCGGAGCAGGCGCCGGAATATTCAAACAACGGCGTGATCAGCTGCGAAGTGCGGATATCAATGCGTTCCAGTTTGGTTCTGTCGATTTCCGGCAGGTCGAGGAAGAAGTCATAGTTCACTTTCTCTTCTTCAACGTGATCCAGGCGCGACATCATATTGATGGCTTTGATACTGGGGTCCTGACGATCTTTCGCCGGGCAGACTTCCACGCACAGGTTACAGCCAGTGCAGTCCTCCGGTGCGACCTGCAGCACATATTTCTGGCCGCGCATATCGCGGGATTTCACGTCCAGCGAATGCAGGCTGGCAGGGGCAGATTCCATCTCTTCTGGTGACACCACTTTGGCGCGAATGGCCGAATGCGGGCAGGCCGCGACGCAGTGGTTACACTGGGTGCAAAGGTCTTCTTTCCAGATTGGGATCTCTTCGGCGATATTGCGTTTTTCCCAGCGCGTGGTGCCGACCGGCCAGGTGCCGTCCGGCGGAAGCGCGGAGACGGGCAACGCGTCGCCAAGCCCGGCCAGCATCGCAGCGGTCACCGTTTTGACAAAATCAGGCGCGGCATCGGAAACCACCGGTGGGCGATTCGGACTGTGGATATCGACCGGCTGTAGCGGCACTTCCGCCAGCAATTCGCGCGCCATCGCCAGCGCCTGCCAGTTGCGCTCGACCAGCTCCTGACCTTTGCTGCTGTAGCTTTTGGCAATCGCGCCCTGCAGTTCAATCAGCGCGCTGTCGCCCGGCAGGATTTGCGTCAATTGGAAGAATGCCATTTGCATCACGGTATTGATGCGCGCCGCCAGGCCGCATTCGCGGGCGATTTTCGCCGCGTTGACAATATAAAAGCGGGCCTGTTTCTGATTCAGAACGGCCTGAACCTCACGCGGCAGGCGAGACCACACTTCCTCGACGCTGTAAGGCGTGTTGAGCAGGAAAATCCCGCCCGGCTTCAGACGCTCGGCCATTTGATATTTGTCGATGAACTGCAGCTGGTGACAGCCCACAAAATCCGCCTGCGACACCAGATACGCCGAGCGCACCGGTTGCTCAGAGACGCGCAGATGCGACACCGTCAAACCACCGGCTTTTTTCGAGTCATACACGAAATAGCCCTGGGCATACCACGGCGTAGAGTTGCCGATGATTTTGATATTGTTTTTCGTTGCCGACACGCTGCCGTCGCTGCCCAGTCCGTAAAACAGCGCTTCGAGCTTGGCGGTCGATGGCAGGGTATTTTCCGGCAGCGGCAGTGATAAATTGGTCACGTCGTCGTAAATGCCGACAGTAAAACGCGGCTTCGGTTTGGCGGCGCTCAGCTCGTTAAACACGGCCAGCACGCAATCCGGGCCAAACTCTTTCGACGACAGGCCGTAGCGCCCGCCAATGACGCGCGGCAGCGTTTCGCGCTCGCCACTGTTAAAGGCTTCCGCCAGGGCGGTCATCACATCGAGATACAGCGGTTCGGCATGCGCGCCAGGCTCTTTGGTGCGATCCATCACCGCCAGCGTTTTCACACTTTGCGGGATAGCTGCCAGCAGATGAGCGGCAGAAAACGGACGGTACAAACGGACTTTCAGCACACCGACTTTTTCACCACGGGTCAGCAGTTCATCAACCACTTCCTCGCAGGTGCCAATCGCCGAGCCCATCAGAACGATAACGCGTTCGGCCTGCGGGTGGCCGTAATATTCGAACGGTTTGTACTGGCGACCGGTGGCGCTGGCAAAATCGTTCATCGCCTGTTCGACGTGGGCGTAAACCGCGTCATACCACGGGTTGGTCGCTTCGCGAGACTGGAAATAGGTGTCCGGGTTAGCAGACGTACCGCGGATCACCGGATGTTCTGGGTTCAGCGCGCGGGTGCGGTGCGCGTCGATTTCGGCCTGTGGCAGCAGATTGAGAATTGTGTCATCGGCCAGCGGCACGATTTTGTTGATCTCATGCGACGTGCGGAAACCATCAAAGAAATGAATGAATGGCACGCGGCTTTTGAGGGTCGCGATATGTGAAATCAGGGCAAAATCCTGCGCTTCCTGCACGTTCGCCGCGCTGAGCATCGCACAGCCGGTCTGACGTACGGCCATCACATCCGAGTGATCACCAAAAATAGACAGAGCGTGGGTCGCGACGGTACGCGCCGCGACGTGAAGGACAAACGGCGTCAGTTGACCGGCCAGTTTGTACAGCGTCGGGATCATCAACAACAATCCCTGCGAAGAGGTGAAAGACGTGGAGAGGGCGCCGGTCTGCAATGCGCCGTGAACCGCGGCAATCGCGCCTGCTTCAGACTGCATTTCTACGACCCGGGGCACATCGCCCCAGACGTTTTTCAGCCCGTTACCCGCCCAGGCATCAGCCTGTTCCGCCATCGTTGAGCTTGGCGTTATCGGGTAGATAGCAATCACTTCGCTGGTGCGAAACGCCACCGACGCGCATGCGCCGTTACCGTCTGTTGTAATCATATGGTTGGTCTCATTGCTTAACTATAAGATTTTCATGGCCTTTTGGCTGACTGTTGTACAGCCTGGGGCACCACTGGGGCAGTAGCAGGCATTTTTTGATTTAGTATCCCAACCTGATCTGCATTGTTCTCACTCATCCATGCTCCATACACGATGTAGACCATCTGAGCGTTCCGGTGCCCCATCTGAGTTGCTATAAACGTCGGGTTTGCCCCAACAGCTAATGCCCAGCATGCGTATGTGTGGCGGGACTGATATGGATTTCGATATCTGATCCCGGCTCGTTTAGTCAATCCCTCCCAGGAGGAGGACAACGACGTTACTGAATAGTGATTCGTTCCCGCCGGATTTTTTCTGGTGACCTCAGGGTTAAACACAAAGGTGCAGGGGTGAGTGCTTGAGCGCCCGTACTCGCGCAACTTCACTTCGACCTTTTTTTGTTTCCCCAGCCGGGTCAATTCAAGCTGGCTTTTCAAAGCTTCGATAGCCGGCTGAATCAAATGGATGATTCGATCAGTGCCAGAATCTGTTTTCGGCAGCGTGAATTCTTTCGCGCGCGTATACGTCCTTCTAACAATGATAGTCCCGGCTTTCAGATCTATGTCTTCCCAGGCAAGGGCACAAAGTTCACCATGTCTCATTCCAGTATAGACAGCGAGGGACCATAGGTTCTTGATCTGCGGATGATTGGCTGCCTCTATTAACCGTACAAACTCATCTCTTTCTAACGGATAAGGCTCCGGTTTCGATTTCTTCAACAACGAAATCCCTTCAAAAGGGTTCTTTTCGATATACCCATTTGATGCCGCAAACTGGAACATGCCACCAGTTATCACCATGTACCCATTAACGGTAGGTGCTTTTCGCCCCATTTTCGCCTTCTTCTGTCCGCCCTTCAGAAGGTGAGCGCCGGTCAGGAGTTCTTTTCGCAAGAACAAAAGATCTTCCTGGTTCACCGCTGAAATCAACTTCCTTGCTCCAAGCCAGTTCACCATTATTTTGATCACGGATTCGTAGCTACGCATCGTGTTGTTTGAGGTTTCCATCCTCTTCAGAGCCAGCCATTTTTCAGACAGGTCTGACAGCGTGATTTCTTTACTCTGTAGGCCAAAATGACGCAGATTCACAGAGTCCGGAAACTGAGCCGCGTAGTTAAAACTTCCTGTCTTAATCGCAAAACAAACTGATGTCCTCAGCTCGCCAGCTATTTTTCTGTTTTTAGGTGTATCAGGCACGCCCAAGCTTTCGCGTATGCGCCTGCCTTTGTAATGGAAAACGATACGCAGTTTTCCACCGTGGTTTTCAACGCCGGTTGGATATGTTGGTTTTACCATTTGTCCTCCTGCGCCCAAGAGCTCAATTAGAGTAACCACACAGCAGGGCACATCAAAGGTCTATTCCCGGCTGTTTTGATATTTGATTCTCTATCCAGCGATCCACGGCTTCGCGATTATAGAGACACTCACTTGTTGGCTTTGGGACGCCGTCAGGGGACACATGTACGTATTCTCTGCCGACCATCCAAGATTCTTTTCTTGCTCTGAGAATGGTTCCTGGCTTTAAGCCAGTCACCGCGATCAGCACTTTTTCAGCTACCCATTTATTCGGAGTCAGCTGGATAATGTGTTCCATAGTCACCTCGGTTCAATGCAAGGCCACTACATCGGAAAGATACCGCAAAATTTCATGCAGGATTTTCCCGTGAGTAGCACTACCAGATATTGATTGGATGAATTTTCGCTTGTACGTAGATAAAAACGCCCGGACGAACCGGGCAAAAGGGACAACGGTGGCAGTGCTTCCGCACCCAATAGCCAGCTCATAACTGGCTATCAGTTGTGTTACCTGTCAGGTATATTGAGTCACATTGAAATGGAGGGATGTATGGCTACTTATAAGCAGATCCAGGAATACGTAAAAGTCCATAATGGCGTCAGCGTTAAAACATGCCATATCGCTCATGTTAAACATTTGAATGGATTTCAAATGAGACAGGCACCCAACCGCATTTCTCTTGATTCAAGGGTGTATGAATGCCCTGATAATTTCGTCCCGCTTATCGAGCAAGCGATGAAACATTTCGGGATGATTGGTTAACTTCCTCATGCCGCACGCTGGGCGCGCAGCGATTTAATGTGCTCGCTCTTCTCCAGTTCCGCGCGTATCTGTGCCGCCTCACGGTGATTGAGATATTCGAAGTCGTTGTTGAATCGGTCGATTGAAGCGGTGTTGATCCGGCCCTGTCGCCAGTAGCGGACTATTTCTGATGTGCTGCTGTTAATTAGTACGGGCCAACCGTGCTGGTCAGCGTAAATCTGACCTCTTTGAATGAGTGCAAACATCACGCACCTCGCTGTTTATTCCTCAATTCGATAATGCTTTGGCATTCAGCGCATGTCTGGCAGCCGGGAACGGCAGCGCGCCGCGGCGCCGGGATGTCTTCGCCGCATTCACTGCAATGTTCAGCTGATACGGCGTTGCGGTATAGTCGGTGAGCGGCGAGGGCGTTGTTACGTTGTAACTCTTCAATTTCAGCGGCTGAATCAACGATGTCGGCCATATCAATGCTCCCTGAACTGGCCGTTAATCCGGCCTATGGTGTAGATGAACAAAACAAAAGGGACACCGAGTCCCTTTAGCTTTTCGTAATGCTTGGCCAGTAACGGCCTGCTGACGGTGTCGAACTTTGGCTTGGGCTTCTGCTTCATCGCGGCCTTCAGTTCGTCATTGCAGTTCCGTGCTGTGGCGCATAGGGCGTTCTCTTGCTCAGTGGTCGTTAGCTTCATGCAGCCTCCCGTCGGACGAGAAGTTTCGCGCCAAATGTCATCAATTCGTCACGCTCAACTGCGGTGAACTGGCAATGCGTCCGTGGGAACGGTCGCCAGATAATCAGCATGCTGCCCTTGTTATTACCGCTGACAGGCTTTTCGGTGATCGGGTTGATAAATGCGAGCCTCCCGGCAGTGATGAAGCGCACTTCACTTGCGGTCTCGATAGCCTCACGGAACCATCCGACCGAGGTATCCGCAGGAACAAGCATGACGGTGCCGATCTGGTTGGCGCTTTCAGCCGCGGCTTTTTTCACGAATGGTGTGATGTCGCTATAAGGCGGATTCAGCCAGACGTAACCGGGAACGCTCAGGTAATCGCTCCACGACGTCTCTAGTGTGTTCTGCTCGAGGGTTATGAAGTGACGGCATAGCGCGTTTTGAGGCGCTGCTGCTGCGTCGAGCTGAAAGCAGAATTCAGCATCCAGTGAAGTGAAAAGTGCGGGTGGAGTACGCCAGAGGTCGCGTTGTTCTGCCGGAGTGTTACTTCCTCCATATCCAGCGCGGATCGAGATTTGACTCTCTTCTTCCATGGGCTCTTCTGCCTCTTGCTCAGGAATATCACCTACTTCGCACGTCAGAGCTTCACAGCTTTCGGTACATGAGTTTGGGTCATACCCGCCGCCACCTTTTATTGTCGCTGCAATATCTTCGCGCGAGCTATCGGAGAACATTGCGATTACGCTCTCAAGCGAGTTGTTGCCGCGGTACATGATTTTGTTTTCCTGCTGGCGGCGTTCCACAATTCTAACGGAAGGGTCTGTAATCAGGCTCCAGAATTCAGCGGCGAGCTCCGGCTCGTCGCGGGTGGCGAGGGCGACCTTATTAATTCCTTTCTTGATACAGAAAACGCAGTTGCCAAGGTGCTCAGGAATGCCAAGATCAAACGGCTGATCCTTCCACCAGTCGAGAATGTCTTGTTTATCAAAGTCGCTTATATCTGCCAGATAACTGACGCCATCCCGTGGCTTTAACCTGCGCTGCTCGTCAGCACGAATACCAATCCATGTGTGGTACTGGCCGAATGTATCCCGACAAAATCTTTCATAAACCTCCATTTTCATCGTGCGCGTGCAGAATGCGCCGTGAACGTATGGTGTACCGTATTTTTCGCAGACATCCTTCCATGGTTGAAGATCGGGGCCTATTTCATCCAGCGAGACCACTGAGTAACTGTTTGCTTTACCGAGCTCAGGGTTAACCTTTACCCGGAGGCAGATCAGGTTTATCGACCACTCGCGCGCTACCTTCTTGATGAACTCGTAGGTCCCTTTATGTTCGGCCCCGGTGTCCATGTAAACGTAGTGAACCTCTTCGCCAGCTAGTCTCCGTTGCTCCATTAAATGGACGAGATGAGCCGAGGTTCTACCACCTGAGAAACTGACAACTTGAGGGATGCTCATGCGACCTCCTGTTCCGGATCTTTCATGTCCCATCTCTTCCGCTCAATGTTGGCCTGCAGCCGACGATCGCCAACTTCCTCAATACTGCGACCGGTTAGCTCTGCCACCCGGGCGTTGTTGTGGCGCCAGAGCAGTTCAAGCTCGTCACGCGTCCAGGCGGGAATGAGTGATCCGCCGTTTTCCTTCTCCAGCTTATGGCGCTTGCAACGTACCGAGGCGATGGTGCGTCGGGTTGCCTCCGCTATTTCTTCACATGAAAAATGACCAAACATAAATTCCTCTGCTTTTGTCCAGGGGCGCCCACGACGCAAATCAATCAGGTCGACACCGATTGCCGCAGCTTTGCTGTAAATGGAGCCGTTTGACCGCTCCAGCTTCTCAGCGATGAGGTGAATGGGCATAGAGCCTCCCACTTCTTGCAGAAACTTCGTTTCCCACTCCTGCCAGCGTTCACATCTCATTGCGCCTCCTTCAAACGGTAAATACGGCCGCCGATTGTTCCGTTGCCCCAAACCTCCATGGCCAGGTGCTGTTCAATCTGAGACAGGGCTGCAGGGGTGATGAACACCTCCTGCATCTCCAGAGCTGGCGCCCACCCCTCGTAATAGGGTTCGTGATAGTTGAGTGTTATCCCGGCTGTATGGGCTCGAGCCCCGCGCGCTGTCTGTGAACGGTGGAACGCAGTGATGTTGTTCCGCGCGTCTTTGCGCAGAATGTTCAGGATCGATTCTGGTTTCATAGCGGTAACGGCGGGGCCGTCCAGTAAGGGAAGGCGGCTTATACCACCTGTTTCAGTTCTTTAATTCGAATGCCGGTTACGTCTTTGCATTTAGCCTGGTGATCTGCGTAACCGTTAAGCCGCGTCCAGGTTTCGGCATAACGCTCCTGCAGTTTCTTCCCATCATTCTCAGTACTGGCGTACTGGGTAAATTCGGACAGGATTTGATCGGCATCGGCAGGTTGAACCTGGTGGGCATACGCGTCAGCATCAATGGCTGTTTCTTCTGTCGGAATGCAGAAGGCCTGAAATGCAGCGTACTTGTAAGCGATCGACATAGCCTTGTTTGTGGCCTTGTCTCCGCTATCCATAGCCTCGCCATAGGTGGTGACCGAGTGGACGCTTCCGTCCTCCGTGCTGACGAAGTCAAAGTCCCCGCGCACCGTGATGTAGAATAACGCGCCGCCGCTTTTACTCACTCGCTCTACACACGTTCGTTCCGTATAGCGAGGAAGTATCACAAGCTTGTGTTTAACCAGAGCAGGGGCCAATGCGTTGTAAACGTCGTCAATACCACGAAACGCATAGTTAACCTGGCTACCTTGTTTTCGGGCCTTCTGAATCCCTTGCTCAGCCAGCTGCGCGGCAACCCCACTGATTGCTGCATATACCTTCTTGTTTTCCATAATGAACCTCAGAACGGTGCAGGGCCGAGGAAGTAGCGCTGATTGGCGACCTCAAAGCGCGCAAGATTGAGTTCGATCCGCATCATCTTGCGGTTTCCTTTCTCACGGTAATAAAGCGCAGACTGTGTGAACTTACGCCGGGCAAGCTTGCTGGCTTTGACGGTGGTTTCGAGTGTCATGAGTCACCTCAGTAATGAATTTTGGTGCGTGGAACCAAGCCATCTTTCAACGCCGTAAGCACTTCGATAGCTTGCTCGCGGGTCAGACTGGTATTTACGGTGAGAGCGTTGACGATATCGGTGCCGACGGCCTTGCGATGCTTCAAGTCGGCTTCACGCTTAGCGGTTTCATCAGCGATGCGTTTCTCTTCTGCCAGCCGGGCCGCTTCCTTTGCTTCGGCTTCGCGCTTAATGCGATCAGCTTCTTCCTGAGCCCGGCGTTGTTCTGCCGCAATGGCTTCCTGCTTCTCACGTTCTGCGCGGGCGGCGGCCGCTTGCTTAGCCTGTTCAGCTTGCTCTTCAGCCTGCTTCCTCTGCCATTCAGCTAGCTGAACTGCTTCTTTTGCCTCAGCCTCACGTCGCGCAGCTGCTTCGAGCTCTGCTTTGTGCTTTTCTTCTGCATCGCGTTTGGCCTGCTCGGCGGCTTCCTGCTTTAACCGATCGTCACGTTCGCGCTGAGCCTGTTCTGCCAGGCGGCGCTGTTCTTCGCGGTCACGGTCGAACTTATCGTTCATCAGCAGGGCCATTTCATGGTCTGCTTCTATCTGCGTGGCACGCTGATCATCGAACATCCTGTTCATCACAAGAGCTTCTTCGTGCATGGCATTAAATTCTTCTTCCACACGAATTTTTTCCTGCTCTGCTTCCCATTCGGTGAGCGGGCGGCGGGTTGCATCACGTAATTCGTCGCAGGCATCAACGAAGCGCTTAATTTCGACTTCGGCGGGCTTCACCGCTTCTTTCAGGCGCTTCAGATACTCGCGGCCCGGCTTCTCGATTGCCGTCTTGCTACGTGATACCTGCGCCGCCAGAGAGGCTACGCGGTCACGACCCTTCTTAGTGGAAAGGTCAGGCACTTCGTTCACTGCCTGGCAGATTTGCTCAAGGAAAGCTTCCAGGCCGTTCGGGGTGTAAAGCACCGGTGCCTGGTCAGGTTTGATTTCAATAAGGGCTAAGTCGCTCATGTTTTTTCCTTGATTAACAAGTATGAGAATGACCAAAATGCACATCTCGCGTATGCATATAAAAGGCCCGTCTGATGCTGATAGATAAGAAGCTTCCGTCCCCGATGTACCCGACAGCTGAAATGGGTAAGCGATCGAAACGGAATCATTGGTATGTAAGAGAAAAGGGGAGTGACCAACCTACAGACCAGTCATGGTATGACTGGTGGAAGTCTCGCTCTCTTGGTGAAGAAAGAAATGGTCATATAGCGTGGCGGTCGACGTGTATAGCCAGGAATGCTCCAGATCCCTTCAACCCACCGAACTCATTTGAAGTCGATTTCAAAGCCCCTGACGGAAAGGTTTACACCCTTCAATTCAGCCTGGCTCCGCATGGACCAAATAAGTAATCTATCAGTGCTTTAGTCCGTCACCGCGCCCGTCGAGATACACCTCTACCAATAACTCTCTGGTGTAGGTGCGCTCATAGCCTCGGTGCAGATAGAGACACCCCCAGACGTTTGCTGAAGCCGTCCAGGTGGTGTCGTGGTGCTTGATGAGCATTCCAGGCTGAATTGCTGCACGGCATACTGTTTGGGTGCCGTAGTGCATGATTGACATGATAATTACCTCTGGCCCGTAAGCTGGGCTGCTGAACGTGAAAGACTTCTGCGCTTAATCTCTGGCGGTGGATGGCCGCCGGTTGTCATAACTAAGCCGCCTCGGTGAAGCGACTGAGGTATGAAAAAGGCGCACTAGGCGACTTAATAATGCCGGGATATTTATCCGTGCCCGGCGCGCGCTCCCTTGCTTTCCACAGTCAAAGAAATGCCGTAGACTGATGATTCCACAGTCAAAAAAAGGAATGTTTATGTCAGATTCAGTTGATAAATTGGCGTTTAAGGATTTGAATGACCGTTTAGAGCAGCTTGAAATGGAAAAACATGCGTTACAGCAAGTGGTGATAGCAATGCTTGCAACAATGCCACCTGAGCAAGCTCTTGATACGAAACAAAAAATCGGTCAACTCATTAATGCTGTTTCTGTTGGTGGCTCGGTTGAAACTCTTGTGAGGCTGGAAAAGCAGAAAGCAGTTTTTGAAAATATTTTCTTCGCTGTGAAGTAGACTCCACCCAGCGTTCATACATCTCCGCCTGTTTAAGAATATCTTCTGTAACAGGCTTTTTATCTTTTACATTCATACCTTCCCCTCTTGATTTACCGTCAGCCCCTCGCAAAGAGCTGCTGGTAACTCGTTTAGCCATAATTGCCGCTCACCCTGAGCCCGCCTATGGTCCGACGCATGGTTTACTGTCGCGCCGTTCGACTGACCGAGACGATGTTTCGTTTCGATGAATAGAATATACAAAACGTATTCAACCATATCAATACAAAATGTATACTTTATTGCGATACAATGGATAACATTATGTATTTTAATGTGATTTATTTTTTAAAACGGTCGTTTGTGCTGGAAAAATAATCAATCGGTGGGGGGGGGCGTTATGCAACTGCTGACTAAGTAGCGTGAAGTATCGCGGGAGGTGATATCGGAGTGTGGCTGGATTTGGCAGTTGAGATGAAGGAGTGGGGCATGAAAACCCCGGCGCGGGTGGCGGAATGGCTCACTCAAATGGGAATTCTATTTGTCTCTGAGGATTGATTTGTTTTTTGACATGGACCACTTCGTAAAGTGTCTTAATGCTTTCACCTGCCATGTACTGAGTAACTTTTAAATCAACAAGGAGCATATCTCCTTTAGAGAAGTTTCGGTTCATTAAATCAATTTCATTCAGAAATTTCTCATCCGTAATTTCTGCTAAAAAGCTTGCTGTACTTCCATCCGAGAATCTCCATTTGTTACCTTCATGAAAAGATATATTTATGATTTGCAATGCCTTTTCAACGGTGCTTTCAGAGAGGATTGAATCAACTGGCCGTTCAACGTAAAAGAAATCAGCCTGTTTTTTTGTCACTGAGATGAAGGTTTTTCCATCATCTGCTGTTGCTGCGAATGAATCAATTCCATCCTTCTCAAGAGGTTTTGCAATAACCTCCTGCAAAGCCTCCCTGAGTTTGTAGTTTTTATATAAATCAATGACTTCTTTCTCGAAAATCTCAGACTCGTCATCGATAAATATTTGTACATTACTATCAGGGAGGTTATGAATCTGTTTAACTTTTCTGGGGCCAATCCACTTAATAAGGTCGATTAGACCCTTTGTCGTTTTCCCCCCCGCAACCTTGCAGAGGCCGAGGACAGTGATCAAATTGAGAGTAGCAGATGCTGTATCACCAGAAAGAAATTCAACAGCATTTTTTAGCCATGATGGAGAGCTTGCCAATAAGTCGATACCAAACGAACCGGCTTTAAAAGAAGCGTTGACCTTCACATTAACTATGGCTTTCTTACCATAGAGAGTTTTCCCCGCCTCTTCAAAAACATCGGATAAGGCCAGAAGCGCAGGTGCTAGATCGCGAACATCCATTTCATGGTTGTCCAACGCAGGCCCGTCATAAACAATTCTGAACTTCATATCATCTGTTTCCGCAATTCCACTTGCTTCCATTATGGCTCTTACCTGATCGCATATACAGTAAATTTACTTTTTTTGCTCTGAACCTATTTTAACAGTTGGTCAGAACTACCCATGCTTCCTGTGCATCTGCAGCATGCTGCTTAAACCAGCCGCAGCTTCGTCTCAACTGCCACACCTATAATCCGGCAGTTACCGTTGATAGGCACAAGCGGCCACTGCGGGTTGAGGCCCTTCAGGTACTTCTGGCCACCATCAATAATCAACTTCTTGAACGTTGCTTCGTTTGAATCAGATAGCTTCGCAATCACAAGGCTTCCGTTAATCGGTTCGCGTCCAGTATCGAAAAGCACGTAAGTACCTTCCGGGATGCTTATGCCAGCTGGGGCAGTCATTGAGTCACCGTCAACTAACAACCAGAACGCGTCGCCCTGGATATGGGCATTTGATTCTAACCAAAGGTCAATATCTTTCAGCGTATATGGTTCAACCTCCTCGCACCATGAGCCAGCCTGAACACTACTTAACACAGGGTACTTATTCCCCACAGTGTAGGGGCCAATGTATTCGACGTCACCTTTCAAGCTTTCATCGATGATCATCCCGCCGGCACCAACAGAGAAATTTTCTTTACCGAGGAAGCGAAGGATTTTGGCAATCTCCTCCAGGCTTGGTTCACGTCGCGCGTTCAGCCAATGGCTAACCGCACCCTTAGTAATACCGAGGTGTTCTGCCAGTTCTTCCTGGTTTCTGCCCTGACTTTTCATCAGAGACTTAGCTAAGTCGTACCATTTCATCGTCATACCTGAATGATACAAGTTGTATATTTTTGTTCGAGACACAAAACGTATATTTATCTTGCGAGCAAAGAATACAATATGTATATTTAGTTTGTTTAGAGGAGAACCTACATGAACAACCTTAGCAAGATTCGCCGCCGCACCGGGCTGACACAGAGTCAGATGGCTCATGAGCTGAATCTGACAACTGGCGCAATCTGCCATTACGAGAACGGGAAACGCAATCTCAGTATCGAGCAATGCCGAGCCATCGTTGCAGCGCTTAACAAGCACGGCGCATCAGTCAGCATCGATGACGTCTTTCCACCACATAAAGCAAATGCCGCCTGACCGGCGGCCATAACCACAAAGGAATTATCACAAATGGAAAACGCAACATCACGAAACAAACAACAGGCTCGAAAAATCGAATCGTGGCTGCTGAATCAGATTGCCATGCGTGGTTCGACAAACGTCGCGAAGGCACTGGGAATGGATAAGTCAGGTATCACCCGCTGGAAGGAAAGCATGTTGCCGAAGCTGGCGATGTTGTTGGCGGTTCTGGAGTGGGGCGTTGTCGATGACGACATGGCCAGGCTGGCAAAGGAAGTGGCGGCTGTTCTCACAAAGAAAAATCTCCCGGCGGCAACCGAGCGATCAGATCAAATCACCATGACATTCTGAGACGAATAACTGGATCAATTCACAGGAGCAATTATGGCAAACACTGCCGAAGTAATCAATTTCCCTGTGCCTGACGTGGCACCTAAGGAGCCGCGCGTGGCAGATCTCGAAGATGGCTATACGCGCATCGCCAACGAATTGCTGGAGGCTGTCATGCTGGCTGGATTGTCTCAGCATCAGTTGCTGGTCTTCATGGCTGTCATGCGCAAAACATATGGCTTTAACAAAAAGTCTGACTGGGTTAGCAACGAGCAGATCTCATCAATGACCGGGATTCTTCCGCACAAGTGTTCGGCGGCAAAATGCATGTTGGTGAAGCGCGGGATATTCGCTCAAACAGGTCGTGTAGTTGGCATCAATAAGACGATTAGTGAATGGGTGAAATTACCTGAATCAGGTAAGGAAAATAAAGTTTACCCGAAAGAGGTAAATTTACCCGAATCAGGTAAGGAAAGTTTACCCGAATCAGGTAACGGCACTTACCCGAATCAGGTAAACACAAAAGACAAACTAACAAAAGACAATAAAGACAGTATTAATAAACCCCCTAAGTCCCCCAAAGCGGTTGCGTTCGATCCGGCTGGTATTGACCTTCCCGAATGGCTATCGGCTTCGGTCTGGTCTTCGTGGGTTGCATACCGTCGTGACCTGAAGAAACCGATCAAATCACAACAGACGGTTATCCAGGCCATAAACCTGCTCGACCGCTGCCGATGCAACGGACACCAGCCTGAAGAAATTATTAACCAGAGCATCGCAAATGGCTGGCAAGGACTGTTCGAACCTAAGGGCGCCAAACAGCCTGTCCGTGCACAGTCTCGCATTACTGAAAACTTTGCATCAAAAGACTATGGCCAGACAGAAATTCCATCATGGGCGAGGGACTGAGCATGGAACTGGAAGAAAAAATCTCAACCATCGAAAAGATGCTGGATATCCTGGCCAGGCCGCCAGAGCAAATCCAAAACTGCGATGTTATCTGCGAAACCGTGTGCTGCGAGAAACACGGCGAATACGAGCAGCGCAAGCGTGTTCTGATTGGGAGTCCTATCAAGCTCCCATCGCCTCCAACGCGCTGCCCTGGCTGCCTGAGAGAAGAGCTGGACTTCCTGAAGGATGAGAAAGTCCGCTGGGAAAACCGGAGTCGCCAGCAGAACGTCGAGCGTCTGCTGCGGCAGCTTGAGATCCCGGAGCGCTTTGTGTCCTGCTCGCTGGATAACTACCAACCAGTTGGTAAAGACTCTGAGCGTGCACTGCGAGTATGCAGAGCCTATGCCGAAAAATGGCCTGAACGCCTGAAGCAGGGCGGTGGGATGGTCATGTGTGGCAAGCCGGGAACCGGCAAAAACCACCTTGCGTTGGCGATCGCCCGGTACGTTATCGAGCAGCACCAGAGCCCGGTAATTTTCACCACAGCTCTGAAGATTGCGCGCGAATTCAAATCGACCTGGTCGAAAGCATCGACTCGTTGCGAAGACGACGTGATCGGACACTTCACCCGTGCGGACCTGCTGATCATCGATGAGGTTGGTGTGCAGTTCGGTAGTGAGGCGGAGAAGCTCATCATGTTCGAAATCATTAACACCCGCTATGAGCGCATGAAGCCGACGATCCTCATCAGCAATCAGAGCAAAGAAGAGCTGGCCGCGTTTATCGGCGAGCGTGTAATTGACCGCATGAACGACGGTGGTGGCTGCACTCTGGCGTTTACCTGGGATAGCTACAGGAGCAAGGCATGAACCTGACAATCGAACAAATCACAGTTGCGTATCCGAAAGTAGCGAAACTTGAATCACAGGCTGGGCGCGAGCTGCTGGCCGCGGTGCTGGGGCAGTTGAGCGCACTGGCGGCGGAGAATGCGGGGCTGAAGGACTATCTAAAGCCGCTAGGTTTGAGAATTGAGTTCAAACGTATCGAGGAAGGTGCAGCATGACTAAGACTGATAAGGAGGCGTTACGCCAAACAGCGGAGAAAGCTCAAGAGCATGGCGTGTTCAATATGGATATTCACTCGCAAACCGTGCTGGAGCTGCTGGATGAGCTTGAAGCCAAAGACATTGTACGGTCAGCGCAGGACTACAATTTCGATTAGTAGACAGATCCCATCGAATCGCTGGAGAGGAAAAGCAGCGAACTCAGCAAAGCACTTAGAGCCGCAGAGAAGCGGTTCGCTGAACTAGATGCATTTGAAAACAATATTCAGTTACAACTCATTGTCTAATAGGGGTATAATTCCTCGAAATGAACATAATTCAAGCTAGAATTATATGACTAAGAATGATCTCGAATCCTTGTCTACCATTAGGTTTGAAGAAGCTAGATGCTTGTTTGCTAATGGGTTATACCATGGTGCTTATTATCTTTGCGGGTATGCTGTTGAATGTGCGCTCAAAGCTTGTATTGCAAAGACATTTTTGCAACACGAGTTCCCTAATAAGAGTACTGTGATTGATTCCTATACTCATGATTTATCGAAACTTCTGAAAATCGCTAACTTACATCAAATGTTGATTGCCGACTCAAGAAATGATGCATCGTTAGACATAAACTGGACAGTCGTAAAAGACTGGAGCGAACAGTATCGTTACGATAACAACATAACTAGAGCATTATCCGAACAACTCATTGATGCTGTAGGTGACCAACATTCTGGAGTTTTGAAATGGTTAAAAACACACTGGTAGTCGGCAGGGAATTGACTAAGGATATGGAGTTTTCTGGCCAATTTTTATTAAAAAAACTGAAAGCAGATAATTTAACTGTTGATGCCGCGTTGTGGTTTTATTACCCAGATCTATCATGGCGATATATGTTGGTTATAAAAGAGTTTCATGAGCGAGGACCTGCATACGTTTACAAGAAAATCAGTGACATAAACAGAAGTAGCATCTCAAAAAAATATAAGCCAATTCCTTTAGAAGCAATTGAAGCTAAGGGTGACACTGATTATGTATACAAGATGCTTAAAGGATTTTCTAGAATTAGTAATAGCACGATTCGTATAACTAATTCTATGGTGAACGGCCTTGAAATCGTTGATTGCCTTATCTATGAGTTGAAATAAGACATAAGTAACTCTTACTAAAATCTGTTTTGATTTTCCACAATCAACCCGCCATAATCATGTCACCGGGGCCTGAACAATTCCGGTGACTTCTGCGCTTTGAGGGGACTCAAAGTGCAAACGACAATCAGAACACATTCCCACCAGTCACAGATGCAGAAATGCACCTGCGATTTTCTGCATTCTGCGTTACCTATCGGAGGTGGCGTATGAATATCCCTCACTGCGGCATCAAGCTGCATGCAGGTAACTTCACCGCCATCGGTCAACTGCTCCAGGAGCAGCTCGCCGCCGGTCAGCCCCTGCGCCTTCAGGTCAAACAGTGGCGCGAGAAACGCAGCCTGTCGCAAAACGCGCTCAGCCATATGTGGTACACCGAAATCAGCGAATACCTCATCAAGTCCGGGCGCACCGACGCTACGCCGGAGTGGGTAAAGCGTAACCTCAAAAAAACTTACCTCGGCAGCGAAGAGGTCACCTACACCAATTTTGTCACCGGCGAGAAAACTACGACCTGGGAACCGCGGCACACTGCTGACCTTGACATCGGCGAGATGCATATTTTCCTGTGTAAGGTCGAGATGTGGTGCGCTCAGTTCGGCCTGGCTCTGACTATCCCCAACGGCTGTGAATTCCAGCAGCTGCGCGATAAGCAGGAGGCCTGATGAAAAACCCTCTTGCTCGCGTCGTCAACAATCACATCTTCAACGTACCCGCGCGTCGTGAGCGTAAGCCGGTACTGAAGCCGTCAGAAATCCCAACCCTTAAAGACTACACCGCGAACCTGGTAGATCAGAAATGGCTGCGCCTGGCGGCAAGGAGGAATCATGGCTGATTTACGGAAAGCAGCGCGCGGTCGTGAGTGTCAGGTGCGGATCCCTGGCGTGTGCAACGGAAACACTGAGACATCTGTGCTGGCCCATATTCGACTGGCTGGCCTGTGCGGCACCGGCATCAAACCACCTGACCTGATCGCCACCATCGCGTGCTCAAGCTGTCACGACGAGATAGACCGGCGCACTCACGTGGTCGATGCGGAATATGCAAAGGAATGCGCTCTGGAAGGTATGGCGCGTACACAGGTTATCTGGCTGAAAGAAGGGAAGGTGAAGGCATGAATACGTACAACATCACGCTGCCCTGGCCGCCAAGCAACAACCGCTACTACCGGCATAATCGCGGGCGTACACACATCAGCACCGAAGGGCTGGCCTACAGGAACGCCGTCGCACAGCTTATCAAAGAAGCGATGTTGGACATCGGAATCAAGGTGCCGGTGAAGATTAGCATCGAGTGCCATATGCCTGATCGCCGCCGCCGGGATCTGGACAATCTGCAAAAGGCTGCCTTCGATGCGCTGACTAAGGCTGGGTTCTGGCAGGACGACCAGCAGGTCGACGATTACCGGGTTAAGCGTATGCCAATGGTCAAAGGTGGAAAGCTTGAACTGACCATTACTGAACTGGAGGCCCCTTGAAACCAGAACTCATCGAATCACTACGCCGGCGCTGGCAAAGCCTCCGCATTTATCGCCGTCCGGGCTCGGTGCTCATTGACTACCGGATCCTAAAGAACCTCATTCGTATTTACCAGAGAGCAGGAGCATCAGCATGAACACTCAACACCTGGAATTTATACGCCAGCAGCTGATTATTGCGACTGCCGATCTGAGTGGGGCGACGAAAGGGCAACTGGTCGCTTTCGCTGAGAATGCGCAATTCACCGCGACGGCACGCAGTCGGGGGCGCAAGAAGATTGTCGACCCGGTAACCGGACGCATGGTGAATCCGAGCGGCCCAGCTATTCCCGGGCGGCAGTCACGCGCCAAGGGTTCATCCATCGTGCTGGTTCAGCCGGTAGAGTTCGGCACTGCATCATGGCGCCGGGCGGTACTGTCTCTCGATGAGCATCAAAAGGCGTGGCTGCTCTGGAGCTATAGCGAAAATATCCGCTTCGAATACCAGGTGGCGATAACCCAGTGGGCATGGGCCGAGTTCAAAGAGCACTTAGGCGCGCGCAAGGTTGCTGGGAAGACTATGGAGAGGCTGAGGGCTTTAATCTGGTTGGCAGCGCAGGATGTTAAAGCGGAGTTGGCTGGGCGCAATACATACGAATATCAGAAGCTGGCAGCGCTGGTTGGTGTGACACCGAAGAATTGGTCAGAGACGTTCACCGATCGCTGGGTGGAAATGAAGCTTATATTCTTGAGCCTGGACAGCGTGGCGTTAATGCAAGTTACGCGATCACGTTCACAACAAAAGGCGACAAATTTAGATGCAAGTCTTGCAAAACTGGATTGAAACGCATATATTTCATGTAAATCTGATATTGTCGCCATAGCTTTGCAGGTAGACAAAGAATTAAAAGCCTCGCCATCGTGCGGGGCTTTCTTTTTTCGTGCTACTCGGTCATTTCAATTGAGTTATCGCCTATGAATTTATTTTAGGCTATATAGAATTAAGGCAAGGCAAAATCAACGAGTAGACACCATGCAAAATTTTCAGCTCTATGTTGGAGGCACTAACAACATCACCTATCGTTACGAAGTGAAAAAGGTGGATGATGCTTTTAGTGTTCGCATCTTTAACGTCATCGATAAAGTGCACCAAGAAGTGGAGAATAAGCTGCTTCGATCAGTTTCAGCTCACGACGTCATTGATGAATGCGTTTTACATTACAAAAGGCACGCTGAAGGCTTTAAGGGCTTTCTACGCTGGCTTCGATTGCGAAGAAGTAATAGCTGATTAAACAGGTCGCCTTGGCGGCCTTTTTTATTGCCTGTAGCTAAGCGGTAAAGCACCCAACTCATAATTGGATGATCGCTGGTTCGAATCCAGCCAGGCGAACCAGACCCGCTACCCGGGACATTCGGCTCACGTATCGATAAATAATGAGCCGATTACAAGAGCCATTCGGCTCAATGCCATACCCTCATATTGCTCGCCACATGGTGAGCTTTTTTATTTGTGCCGTCGGGACCATCCCTCTGTGCTTTGTCGTTAAATCGCCCGGCGGCACTTTCTCTCTACACACGGAATGCTTATGTCTGAGCCAATCACTATTGCTGGCGGGGTTACATCGGCTGCGGTCGGGGTAACCTTCGCCGCGCTGTTCCCGGAGGCAACTCCTGCAGTAATGCTCGGGTCGTTGGCCGGTACGGCGCTTTATGTGTTGACCTCAGATCCCCATCAACTCTGGAAGCAGACCATCTTTGCTGTCATCTCGTTTATTGGCGGTGTGACGTTCTCGGTGCCGATGGCGAAAATCATGGCCGGTATTATCAATACCCCACTGAGCATGATGAAGCCGCCGACCAGCATTGAAGTGTCCCCAACTGTCGGGGCGATAGTCTCTGCTTCCATTTCCGTGGCAGTCCTGCTGCGTATTCTCCGTCGTTCGAAAGACGGGAAGATGCCGGGACTGGGGGAGGAAGACAAATGACATGGCAAGTTTTCATGATGGACGCAAACGCTATTGTTTGCCTCCTGATTGTCATGCGGCTGATGTTCTTCAGCAAGGCTGGCAAGCGGAGCCGCTTCGGCGTGGCGTTCATTGCTTATCTGCTGATTCTGGCTGCGGGCGGCACTGCGTTTCGAATCATTATGGGGCAGTACGTCCAGGTTGATCCGGCGGAGTTGGTGCTGAATTCAGTAATGTGCGCCGCTATCTGGATGGCGCGCGGAAATCTGGCGCGTGTCGTCATAACGGAGTAGTTGATGCAGGCAATGAACCCGCAGCGTAAAGCATTCCTCGATATGCTGGCCTGGTCAGAAGGAACATCAAAAAGCCCCGCAACGAAGTCTGATGGCTACGACGTCATCGTGACTGGTATTGATGGAAAGCCAGAGGTGTTCACTGATTTCTCAGATCACCCATTCAACAAAGGGCGGCCATCAAAGAGAATCAACAGCAAGGGGCTGACCTCGAACGCCTCCGGGCGCTATCAGTTCATGCTGAAAGACTGGGCGCACTATAAGGCCCAACTCGGATTACCTGATTTTTGCCCGGCGTCTCAGGACCAGTGGGCGCTTCAGCTAATCAAGGAAAGAAGGGCCATTCCGGACATTGATGCTGGGAACATCCGAAGGGCTATAGATCATTGCAGTAACATCTGGGCTTCACTTCCTGGTGCTGGATATGGACAGTTCGAGCATAAGGCCGAAATCCTGATCGCTAAGTTCAAAGAGGCGGGCGGGAAGGTTAATGAGCCGAAATCATGACGGAAACCATCTTTGCGTTATTGAACAAACTCTGGCTACCAATCGTACTTATCGCTGTCATTGGCGGCCTGGCTTGGTCTGCAAACCACTACCGCGACAACGCCATCGAATACAAGAAGCAGCGTGATTATAAAACTCAGGCGCTGGGACTGGCGAACGCCACTATCACAGACATGCAGACCCGACAGCGTGACTTTGCTGCGCTCGATGCCAAATACACGAAGGAGCTGGCTGATGCCAAAGCTGAGAATGATGCTCTTCAGCGCAAGCTTGATAATGGTGGCCGGGTGCTCGTCAAAGGCAAGTGTCCAGTGCCAGCCAAAACCGAACCCACCGGCGCCGCCAGCATGGGCGATGATGCCACCGTCGAACTCTCTCCAGTTGCTGGACGAAACGTTCTCGGTATCCGGTCCGGAATCATCAGCGACCAATCAGCCCTGAGAGTGTTGCAAGAATACATCAACACTCAGTGTATGAAGTAATGGCTAGAAAAAAACCGCAAGCTGAGCTCGCGGGTTTTTATTACTCGGTAACGCCATCAAAAGCTATCGCACCTGCGATCGCCCCTTTTGCTGCGGACTTTGGCAATGCTTTAGAGCTTAAAACTGGTACTCGATTAAGAACGAAGCGAACATCGTCAGCGTTTAAGGCGATGTTATTGTCCTGGAATGTACCCGCAATAGCATTTGCACCCATACCAGCCGCATCCATTTCAACTATGCGGTTGATATTGCCATGAAGTGCAAGGTGTTCTCTTGGTTTCATGATTAGACCTACTTTTTTATAAGCTATCAAAGCGATAGCGGAAAAGACATGGGGTGATTTGTCGAAATGAAAGTAAGAAGCAGAAAAAATATTTAAGGCTTGCCATCACCATGGGCAGACCCATCGTAATGGCGTAACACATTAACGGAGTTAACTATGGCATCGAAAAAGCTCACGGCAGAGCAGCAGCTCCTTTTCGATGCGCTGACTCCGCTTCAACAAAAATTCTCTCTGGCCCTCATCAAAGGCAAAAACCAGACCGACGCTTACAAGGCAGCCAAAGGGAAAGCCAAAGGCGACGCGATGCGTGCAGTTGCGTCACGGATGTATGCAAATGTTAACGTTGTGGCGTTCCTCAAATCAGTTCAGGGGGAGGTCGTAGATGAGGCCATCATGGGTCGCGAAGAAGCACTGAAGCGACTGACTTCGCTCGGGCGAGCATCATTGTTCGACCTGGCCGAATTTCGTAACGGTATGATTGGTGAAGATGAAGAAGGTAACCCAATCATGCAGGCCTCGTGGAGCTTCAAAGACTCTGCTCTCGTCACGCCAGAAGCATTGGCTGCCATCGCGGAACTCACCGCCGGACCGCAGGGGTTGAAGATAAAACTTCACGATCCAAAGGCGGCCATTAAACAGCTCGCAGAACTACAGGGATGGGAAGCACCGAAGGTAGTGCAGAACGAACTCACTAACCCTGATGGAAGCCTTATCCAAAAACCAACCGTTATTCGCTTAGTAGGAGTTTCGCCAGATGGGGGAAACAGTTGATCTCCAGATCCCCGCGAAACTTGTTCCTGTCTTCACTGCTGAAAATGTTCGTTATCGTGGCTCCTATGGTGGCCGTGGTTCGGGGAAAACTCGTACCTTTGCATTGATGAGCGCCGTTCGGGCGTATGAGAAAGCAGAGGAAGGTATTTGCGGCGTCATCCTCTGTGGCCGCGAATACATGAACTCCCTTGAAGAATCGAGCATGGAAGAGGTGAAGCAGGCAATACGCTCCGTTCCCTGGCTCAATAACTATTTCGATATCGGTGAGAAGTACATCCGCACAAAAAACCGCCGGGTTAGTTTCGTGTTCTGTGGCCTGCGCCATAACCTCGACAGCATCAAATCAAAGGCTCGTATCTTGCTGGCCTGGGTCGATGAAGCCGAATCCGTATCTGACATTGCCTGGAAAAAACTTCGCCCCACAGTGCGCGAGAAGGGTTCCGAAATTTGGGTGACGTGGAACCCGGAAAAAGACGGCAGCGCTACTGATAAACGATTCAGAAAGACTCCTCCAAAGAACTCTATTTTCGTTGAGATGAACTTCAACGATAACCCATGGTTCCCCGACGTTCTGGAAGAAGAGCGGCAGGATGACCTCGCGGTATTGGACTACGCCGATTATGCGTGGATATGGGAAGGTGCTTATCTCGAAAACTCCAACAAGCAGGTACTGGCTAATCGTTACGTTGTCCAGAGCTTCGCGGACGACCTGTGGCAGAAAGCCGATCGCCTGCTGTTCGGTGGTGACTTCGGCTTTGCTGAAGACCCGTCAACGCTCATTCGTGGGTTCATTCTGGATAACTGTCTGCATATCGAATATGAGGCCTACGGCAAGCACGTTGAGCTCGATGATATGTGGAAATTCTACGCCGGAAAGAGCGGCGCAAAAGCGAAGCAGCTCGAAGAGTGGAAGGTCACCGACGAAGCGAAATTCCCTGGCATCCCCGAGGCGCGCAAATGGCCTATCAAGGCTGATAACTCCCGGCCCGAGACAATCAGCCACATCAAGGCTCAGGGTTTCAATATCTCTGCTGCCAAAAAATGGCAGGGAAGCGTTGAGGATGGAATCACGTTCCTGCGTGGCTTCAAGAAAATCATCATCCATCCACGATGCAAAGAGACAGCAAAAGAGGCCCGCCTCTACTCCTACAAAACGGATCGCATCACGAACGAGGTGTTGCCGGTCATCGAAGATAAAAACAATCACTGCTGGGATGCTGTCCGGTATTCACTGGACGGCCTGATCCGCAGGAAAGGAAAGGGCATATTCGGATGAAATGGCTGAAATGGTTCTGGCCTAAACCCTCAAAAATTGTCGAAGAGATAGCGCCAGCAGCGGAACCTGAGAAGAGAAAAACTTCAGGGGTATTTTCGACGCACGTCCAGCATAAGCATTTCACCCTGGATGACATCGAGAAAGCTGCTTTTCCTGTGCGTAATGCAACGGCGGTTAACAGTGAAGGCAGGGCGATGGATGAATCCTGCACCCAGACACCATCGGCTGGCTATCGCTTCTCAACACTCGGCGGTGTGCCTGATAACGTTGTTGGCTGGTTCCTGTCGCAAGGGTTTATCGGTTACCAACTATGCGCCGTAATGGCTCAGCAATGGCTTGTTAACCGTGCCAGCAAAATCCCTCCAGAAGATGCCACGCGCAACGGCTGGAAGATTACCGGCATTTCTCCGGAGCAGGTTCAGCAGCTGGAGAAGATTGACCGGAAACGCGACATCAAGCGCCAGGTGCAGGAGTTCGCACGCTTCAACCGAGTGTTTGGGATTCGCATCGCTATCTTCCGCGTGAAGAGTGATGACCCTGATTACTACGTGAAGCCGTTCAACATCGACGGCGTTGCGGAAGGGAGTTATCAGGGGGTCAGCCAGGTTGACCCTTACTGGTGCTCACCAGAGCTTGACGGCGTGGACGTGTCCGACCCTGCTTCACCTAACTTCTACGAACCGACCTACTGGCGCATTGCCGGGAAGCGATATCACCGCTCGCACTTAGTGATTATCCGTTATGCCGAAGTGCCTGACGTCCTGAAGCCGACGTATCAGTTTGGCGGCCTGCCACTACCCCAGCTTATCTGGGAGCGTGTCTATTGCGCTGAACGGTCGGCGAATGAAGGGCCGCAGCTGCTCATGTCGAAACGCATGAACGTCATTAATACAGACCTCGAAGAGGCCATGACGGATCCTGATGCGTACACGAAGAAGCAGCAACTGGCGGCAGAATCTCGCGACAACTTCGGATTCATGAATCTCGGCACTGATGACGTTTACACCCAACATGAAACCTCACTCGGTGACGTCGACACGGTCATTATGACTGAATACCAGTTGGTGGCTTCAGTGGCTGAGATGCCTTCAACAAGGCTGCTCGGTACTTCCCCAAAAGGTTTCAACCCAACGGGGGAGTATGAAACAGGCGCCTACCGCGAAACGCTGGCCGGGATTCAGGAGCACCACGGCACGCCCTTCCTTAACCATCATTATCAGCTGCTGACCAAATCCGAATTCGGCGAGTGTCTCGATGTCGAGATTGTATGGAATCCTCTGGACGAACCGACCGAATCCGAACAGGCACAGACTGGCCTGGCGAAAGCACAGACCGCGCAAATCTGGCAGGACCTGGGAGTGGTGAGTGCAGAGCAGAACCAGCAGAAACTGAAGGACGACGAGTCCAGCGGCTATGAATTTGACGAGGTGGATGATGGCGGAGACGCTGACGCCGAAAGACTGGCAATACAAATCTCGACCCTTTTACAGCCCGCTGTACCTGGAACAGCAGTACCAGCGCCGACTGAGACAACTGGTCGGTTGGATGAAGGGCCACCTGACTGATGAGTTGCTGGCAACCGGCGGCCCGTCTCTCGATTCGAAACTAACAACCCTCTCAAGCCGATACGCGAATCTTTTCCGCGATTACGCCCCCGCGATGTTTGTCCCTGTGCTTGCTGGTGTCGACAAATCCACTCAACGGCAATTCACTGCGTTGAAACTCGACGACGCTATCAACGCCGCCCAGGTGAAAGGTTACTTCCAGGAAGCAGCGCAGAAGAACGCACAGCTGATTTCCACGCTGCCAACGGAACACATCGAGCGGATAAGGAAAGCGGTCGCGGAGAAGCCTGGCGACTTATCGGCGCTGAGCGACATTCTGACGGATGCGGATGGAAAGCTGACGCGGCGCTCTATGAACCTGGCAATGGACCAGACACGAAAGGCATACAACGACACGGCCATGATGAAGGCCAAGTCTGTCGGCGCTAAGCGTGGCATCTGGATCCACTCCCACCGCGGGCCAGCGCATTCGCGACCGTTGCACGTTAAAGCGAACGGTAAAGAATTCGATTTGGATACCGGGCTTCCAGTCGGCGACGAAGGCCAGAATGTCGTTCCAGGCGAGGAGCCGAATTGTCGCTGCACCTTCAAGCTGGTCATCGACTTTGGAGTGAAATAATGACAACCAGCGTTAAAGCCCTGGACCGTTCAGCGCGCGTTGTTGATGACAACGGGTGGATTAACGTCGAGGGCAACCCAATCAGCAAAGTCGGCGTGTTCGACTACCTCGGGAGTGAGATACCTGGCGCGCCAGACCCGAGCAAAATTTATCAGGTGTACCGGCCAGCAGAAGAACTCAGCAGGCCGGGAACGCTGGAATCCTTCAAGTTAATCCCCTTCATCAACAATCACACCTGGCTCGGCGCGGAAGGTGCTAACCCTGGCGATGTGGGAGTGGATGGGATCGTCGGCGAGAAGGTTTATTTCGATTACCCCTACCTGAAAGCCAACCTGCGCGTCTTTTCGGACGAATTAAAGCAGGAGCTGGAATCAGGGAGATCACAACTATCACCGGCCTACAAATACGACGTTGAGCATGCTCCTGGCGTATTCGAGGGACAACAGTATCAGTACGTGCAGCGCAATCTGCGTTGCGGAAACCATCTCGCCCGAGTTGATGAGGGCAGAACAGGACCTGACGTCGCAGTGATGGATCAGGCCATTAACCAAAACTCCGACGGAGATAAAACGATGACTTTAGAGGAAATAATCGCCGCGCTCGGGAAACTGGATGCGACACAGCTTGCCGCTGTTATGGCTGCTCTTCAGCAGATGAATCAGCCGGAAGCACCAGCCGAACCAGTGGTGGATGAAGACCCTTCGAACCCTGCGCCAGCACCTGCGGAAGATGAAGACCCGAATGCACCAAAGGCCACGGATGAAGATCCAGCAGCACCAAAGGCTGAAGATGAAGAGCCTGGCGAAGCAAGCAAAGCACAGGATGCGAAAATCGCGGCGCTGACCAAAGAACTCGGCAACTTGAAGAAACAGGTTAAAGCCCAGGACACTGGCGCGCTGCTGAAAGAACTCGGTAAGCGTAATGAACTGGCAGCACGACTTACTCCGTTTGTTGGGGCGTTTGCGTGCGATTCCATGGATACCGTAGCGGTCGCCAAATACGGGCTCAATAAGCTGGGCATCAAAGATGTGGCTGCCGGACATGAAGTTTCCGCACTGAACGCTGCGCTGGCAGTGAAAGCCGCTCAGCCATCAACCATCGTGGCATTCGGACAGGACGCAGCACCGAACAAAGCCAATGCCGTTTCAACCGTAATTGACGATCTCTAAGGGGCAATCATGACCTTTCAAACTTCTGTGGCCGACGATATGGCCTGGGGCATTCCCGGCGAGCAAGCGCTGGCCGGTGATGTTCGTGCTGAGCCGGTACAGCTTAAAACTGTATTTAATGGCACGCCTGGCACGCGCGCGCCATTCGGAGCGGTAGCGCTGACGCAGGCAGATGGTGAAAACGGCGTTGTGTCGATTGGTGGCGATGGCGTCTTCATTGGCATCCTGTCATCGCCGAAACAGTGGGTGGCTTATTCCGCGCTGGGTGGTAATGCGCCGGGCATTGAGGCGGGCGCACAACTGGAAGCCACTTCACAGACGCCGGGCATGTGGATGGAGCTGACCACGTCCGCGGGCGTAGGGGATGCTATCGCCTATAAGGATGACGGCACACTGGTTGCTGCGCCAGCTTCAACTGCCCCTGACGAATCCACGTTGATTCCCGGTTCCCGCGTCGTGCGCTTTAACGTTAACACTGGTGTGGCAATAGTTTCTCTTGTGCAACTTCCGACCCCGGCGGCAAAGCCAGCAGCTTAACGGACGCCGGAACGGTTCAGTTAAGCGTGGATGGTGAAACATGGAGCTCGTCATTTCCTGATGGGTTCCTTGTTGCAGGTTCCAGTGTGGATTTCTATGTGCGCGTCAATCCTGACTCGATGGTGGATGCTGACGACGGTTCATATGAATACGACTTCCTGATGGCCGGTGCAGCTGGCGGTTTATCGCTGCTTAACTCTCAGCGCGATATGGCGCACGTGACGGGAACAACTCCCGCTGATCAAGTTGGCCTGACGCTAAATATTGAATGCTCAGTGATTGATTCCGCAGGCAACTCGATGGACTCAGCGCCGATATCGGGTGACTGGCAATAGCCGAAAGAAGAGCTGACCTTGCAGAGAGCATCAACGCACCCATCATCAGCAGAATAATTCGAAGGAAATAATAATGAGTAAAACTTCAACGGTGCATAAGCGCCTGTCTCCGGCTGCCGCACTTTTACTGCAAAGTAAGTTGCGTGGCGTAGCCATGGACTCAATGGAGAGCGTACGTTCGCTGTCTAAGATCGGCATCCATATGTCCGAGTTCGCTGCAAAGACCTATGCCCAGGCGTATGGGATGGACGCCGCAGTAACGATTCCCGGCCTCACGGTTAATGCGGCACAGGGAAACAGCCCGTACATGCAGTTCCTGCAAAGCTGGCTTCCAGGCCAGGTGCAGGTTATCACTGCTGCACGTAAAGCTGATGAACTGATGGGCGTCGTTACTGCCGGCGCATGGGAAGATGAAGAGGTCATCCAGGAGATTCTGGAACTGGTTGGTGTAGCGCAGCCTTACACCGACCACGGAAACATTCCTTTGTCGAGCTGGAACCTGACCTACGAGAAGCGCGGCGTTGTCCGTTTCGAAGAAGGCATTCAGGTTGGTGAGCTCGAAGGGCTTCGCTCTGGTCGTATTGGTGTTGACTCTTCCGGAACCAAACGTAATGCAGCCTCGCTGGCGCTGGAAATCTCCCGAAACCGCGTGGCGTTCTACGGCTACAACGGGGCAACGTCTTACCCAATCTACGGCTACCTGAACGATCCCAATCTTCCTGCGTATATCACTGTGTCTGCTGGTGAGGCGGGTACAACCTGGGATAAGAAGACCTACGCCGAAATCGTGCGGGATTTGCTTACTGGCCTGTCTGCGCTTCGTACCAAGTCGAAAGAGGTTATTGACCCGACATCGACGCCGATCATCCTCGCGGTAGCGTCTGACAAGGTGGATTATCTGTCCACGCCGAATGAGCTGGGCGAAACGCCGTATGACTGGCTGAAAGAGAACTATGCGAACGTGACCGTTAAATCAGCGATTGAGCTGAATGACGCCAACGGCGGCGCGGACGTGTTCTATCTCTATGCGGAGAGCGTGGGTGATTCCGGTACTGACGGCGGCGGTGTGATTGATCAGATTGTACCTTCCCGATTCCGCGCGTTGGGTGTGGACACGTCCTGCAAACTGGTTACCGAAGATTTTACCAATGCGACATCCGGCGCGCTGGTGAAACGTCCTTTCGCTGTGTATCGCGCAAGCGGTATCTGATTAAACGGGCTGCCAGGCGGCCCTTTTTTATTTCTGGAGAACACTATGCCAGTCGTTTATTCATCCTGTACCGCTGATAACTTTTTCCCTGTCTGGAAAGGGCACGCTCGCAAAGATACCTACGATAAAGGCGTGCTAATTAAGGGCGGAGCCAACTCGCAGGACAAGCGCACCATGATTACGCCGCGAGGTGCAGCCACGGTTGTGACTGCCGAAGAGCTTGAACTGTTACGCGCCGACTCTGCGTTTAAGGGCTTTGTTGACCGAGGCTTCATGAGCGTGGACGAGAAAGGGAAAAATACCCACGACGCTGATGAGAAAGGCTCTGAGATGGAGAAAGACAAATCCGCTCAAGACACGCCTAAGGATTACGCGAAGATGGGTAAAAAGGCTCCCAAAGAGGAGAAGTAACTCATGATCGACGTCGAAGAGTTTCGGGAGAAGTTCCCGCAGTTCGTTAACCCAGTGCTTTATCCCACGGACAACATTTTGCTGATGGCCGACATGGTGGACTGCTACATCGACGTCGGTAACCGCTGGTTCCGCTGCGTAAAGTGCCAGGAGCTGATGACCGAGTTGCTGACTGCACACTTACTGGTGATTAACGGTACGCCCGCGGCACCCGCCAACGGCGCGACAGGTATTATCAGCAACGCTACAGTCGGCTCCGTCAGTGTGGGCTTTTTCAACGCCTCATCCAGTAAGGGGGCGTTTATGTCCTGGCTGGGTAAAACGCCTTACGGCGAACAGCTGGCGGCGCTGCTGGCGCGTTTGTCGATTGGCCTGGGATACATCGGCGGCTCTCCAGAACGGCGGGCATTCCGGAAGGTGGGAGGGCGGTTCTGATGAGCGGTCTCAGTGAGCTGATTAAGCGGGTCGAGGCGATGGGAAAACTCAAAGCCGAAGTGGGCTGGCTGGATAGTGCCAAATATCCGGATGGGACCCCTGTCGCCCTGGTTGCACAGACGCAGGAATTCGGCAGCCCGAAACAGCGCATCCCGCCTCGACCTTTCGTTCGTCCGACAATTTCCGAGCAGAACGGTGAATGGTCCCGGCAGATGGGGATCGGTGTGAAAGCTGTCGCTGGCGGTCACCGAACGCCGGAGCAGGTTTTTGAAGCGCTGGGTGAGCTGGCGGCTGGCGATGTCCGCATGACCATTACGCAGGTGAACACACCGGAGTTGGCTGATTCCACGAAAGCGGGCCGCGCCCGCCAGGGGCAGGAAACCGAAAAGCCCCTCCAGGCTACAGGGCTGATGCTGGCGACCTGCACGTCGATCGTTAAGGAGAAATGATGTTCGTTCCAGGCTCAAACCTTCTCGGCATTGCGCTCAGCGCTATTAGTCCAATGGCAGGCGTTCAGATTAAGCGCTTCCTCGGGCAGCAGGAAAACAGTGCGGGCAGAACCATTAACGCATATGGCGACCCTGAGCCGCTGCCCGGTGCATCCGTCCAGCCTCTCTCCTTCAAGGATATTCAGCAGCTAGGACTGACAACCGGGCGAGAGTATGTGACGGCGTGGATCCAGACCGGTGCGCATTCAGCTTACCGCGGCGGCGCATCAGATTTAATTATCTGGAACAACGCTGAGTGGCAGGTACAGCAGCCAACCTCGTGGACGGTTCAGGACGGCTGGACTCAACTGGTGGCGGTCAAACAATGAATGAAATTTACGTTTTGCTTCGCCAGGTGCTGCTTGGCGAGTTTGCGCGCCAGGGAATGCCAGTACGGGTGATGCAAAGCTATGCAGGCGTATCTTTCGGGCCGCCAGATGTGCCAGCTCTCGTTATGCATCACATAGCCTCTGAGCGCGTAGGCTGGCAGTCACGCGATGCGAAAATCGTTGATGGCGAATCACTGATTATCGAGAAGCAGAACGTTGCAGAGACGATTCAGTTTAATGCAGTGATGCCGTTCGTTAAGCCGGAAGATGAAACAGAAGACACCCCAACCGTGCAGGGCGTGCTCACGCTGGCGTCAATGGTGCTCCAGAGCAAAACCATGCTGGATGCGCTTAAAGACGCTGGTATGGGGGTGCAGGTCGTTAAACCGATCACCTCGAATTACATTCAGAACGAAAAGGAGCAGTGGGAGAACGTCCCGAGCTTCGATTTGATTGTCTGCCACAAACTCACCCTGACGCACGCCGTCGGCGTCGTTAAAGAATTTACCAGCGGATTTTACCGCGTTTAAAGAGGCTTGCTGATGAGCATTCCAATGAAAAAATACGTGGACATTACGTCCGGCGTAGGGGCTGGTGCGTCTGTTAAAGAACGTGAACTTATTCTCCGGCTATTCACGACCCGCGCAGCAGTACCAGCAGGAACTGTCATGGAATTCACAGAGGTGGATGACGTGGCCACAACCTTCGGCACCGAGTCCGAAGAATATCTTCGTGCAGTGCTGTATCTGGGTTTTGTGTCCAAAATCATCACCAAAGCGAAGAAAATTTCATTTGCACATTATGACGCAGAGTCCGGCGGGGCAGCGCCTTCGATTGTCGGTGGTACGGCATTAACCACTATAGCAACCTGGCAGGCGATTACCGATGGCTCGGTTCGCATTGAAGTAGGGCAAAGTGATTACCTGCTTGCCGAGCTAGATTTTACCGACGCCGCGTCGTTAGCCGATGTTGCTGGCATCATTCAGGCTGAGCTGAAAACATCCCTCGGCGATGCCACGGTCACTTACGATGCCATTACTCAGAAATTCAAAGCAGCGTTCGTAGGGCACGCGGTGCCGGCAGCCATCAGCATTCTGTCATCTGATTCCGGTACCGATATTGCTGATAACCTTGGATGGACAGCCGCCAAGGGAATGGTTACGTCTGCAGGCTCCGCTGCTGAAACGGTAATGGATTACGTCGTTGAGGCTGATGAAATCAGCGATAACTACGGGTCATTTGGGTTCTGTGGTGAACCGTTTGATCTGGACACCGTCAAACACATCGCAGCCTGGAACAAAACGCAGAACGTCAAATATCAGTATCTGGTCCCAGTCAAAAAATCCGATTACGCCGACTGGTATAACGAATTACAGTCCTATGGCGGTTGCGCGCTGACTATCGTGGCTGACACCAATTCTGAGTTCGACGAGCAGATCCCCGGAATCATTCTGGGAGCAACGGATTACAATCAGCGTAACGCCAGCCAGAACTATATGTTCCAGCAGGTCACCGGTATTTCTCCGAAGGTAGACAGCAGCACTGAAGCCAATGAAATCGACGCAACTCGTGTGAACTATTACGGGCGCACGAAGAATGCTGGGCAGCCCATCGATTTTTACCAGAACGGCTACCTGTGCGGGACTTCAACCGACCCGCTTCAGATGAACGTATATGCGAATGAACAGTGGTTCAAAGCCGCAGCTACGGCGGTCCTGATGACCGGGCTGCTTTCACTCCCGATCATCCCTGCCACCGAAGAAGGTCGAGCTATTGTGCTGGGCTTGCTCCAGGACCCGATTTCACGCGCGCAGTTCAACGGAACGATTAAGGCCGAAAAGGATCTCAACGTCACTCAGAAAGCCTACATCATGCAGATCACCGGTGACCCGTTAGCCTGGCATCAGGTCCAGTCTATTGGTTACTGGCTGGATGCTTCCGTGCAGGAGGAAGCACAGCAGAACGGCACGACGAAGTACATCATCGATTACACGCTGCTTTATTCGAAAGCCGATGCGGTGAACAAAATTACCGGCCGTGACATCCTGATTTAACCATTCCTATAGAGCCGCCAAGTGCGGCTTTTTTAATGGAGATAAACGATGCAAGACATCTCTGGCTTCGGCCTACAGGTTCGCGTAATTGCGAGCAAAACCTTTCCGGCAGGATTCACCGTTACTGCATTTGCTGACGATTCCGACCCTTTAGACCTTCCAGCGCTCCAAATCAATGATGGTGCGGGCGGGCTTAATGGCGATATGGTCACGTGGTCCACTCATAACCTGATCGCGCTTGCGCTGGCTGTAATCCCCAAATCTGAGGATGACAAAAACCTGGCGGTGATTTACGAAGCCAACCGGGCCGCACGTGGCAAAAAACCTGCGAAGGATGTGATAACCATCGTTGGCATCTACCCCGATGGATCCACCATTACCCTGACTCCAGGCGTCATCAAAGACGGCCTTCCTGGTAACGCCGTTGCTTCAGCCGGCCGCTTCAAATCCAAAGTTTATAACTTCCTTTTCGAAGGTATGAGCCGAGTGGAGGCGTAACGTGGCTGAATTGCTAAACCCGAAAAGTGTCGAAGTCACAGACCGCAACGGGAATAAGTGCTCGTATATCATAGGCCAGTTCCCCGCCATCACTGGTCGGGAGATTGCTGCTAAATATCCGACGTCTATCGCCGCACTGGCGAAGCAGTGGGAGGAAAACCAGTACGGCGAGAATGAGAAAATCATGCTCAAGGCGATGTCCTTTGTCGATCGTGTTCTGGAAGATGGCAGCACCATCCGCCTGACGACCGCCGCGCTGGTAGATAACCATGTGAGTGACGCCGAAGCATTAATGCGCCTTGAACGTGAGTTACTGGAACACAATTTCTCTTTCTTCGAAAAGTTCACCCGCTCCATTTCCTCAGGCGGTATCGTTCAGAATATGCTCAAGTTGATTACGTCAACGCTGACAGCTTCATTGCAACGATCCTCTCAGCAGGACAAGCAACCCTGACAGAACTGAAAACCTCCGTCACACTCGAGGAGGCTTTTCAGCTGTGGGAAATTGTCATGACCACGCGATTTAATGAGTGGTGGGCAATGGAGCAGTCTAAAACTAAACGTTAAATATCAATGGTTGCCATGGTAGCATCGAGACTGAAATGCCTGTTCAGGCGTCATCATTTAAAGGCGATGGGATTAATATTAAATGAAAAAAATAACTATCTCGATGTTACTTTTGGTCGCTGCAGCTCAGCCAGCATTAGCTGATGTATCTCCAGTAAAAGATCCCGCCTATATCAATATGGTTGAATCCATAGCTAACAATGAGTACACGACATTTATGAATGGCGGTGACTCGGTTATTGGTGGCTCGGTGGTAGGTCCCTACAGCGCTTCAGAACTCATTGCCATGTATGAGAAGAATGAGTTGGCTGCAAATAAAAAACTCAAAGGGAAAAGGGTTAGAATAAAATCGATTGCTTCAGAAATCGGTGAAAATGCTACTGGGGATGCGTATGTGAAGGCTGATGGAAAGAATCAGTTCGAGAACATTTTTCTTTATGTCGATGGTGATGATGAGAAAATTCTCCAGCTAGAGAAAGGGTCAAAAATTGATTTCCTTTGCTCTATGGATAAATACATCATGCATACCCCTATGCTGAAAAAATGTACTTTCACTGTTGATTCAGCCAAGAAGACTAAAGCAGATATAGTGAAATTGTTGGAAGAGGAAAAAATCACCAACAAATTCCAGGCCGCTATGAGGGTCATCTACGAAGACAACAAAGAAGTAATTACTAAATCATGCAGTAAGCCAGGAAATAGCTGCAACACTGCAATTCTCCATTCTGCATCCAAGGCCACGGATAAGCAGAAAAAACGCATGGAAGAGCTAATGAAAAACAATCAATAGCTGTTCACAATCTTTGAAACAAACCCCGCTTCGGCGGGGTTTTTTATTGGAGCAAATATGGGCGTTCTCGATACCTTTGTTTTCCTACTGGAGACAGATAACAAAAACGCCCTGAAGGGGTTCAACGAAACTGACCAGGCAATGGACGATGTCCAGGGTGCCTCTGTCGATACCCGAACCAAGATGTTGAACATCTTCAACGGAGTCGGGGAGAAAGCCGGATTCACGATTGATAGCTTCAAGGAGCTGGCGGTCGCGACGTTGGGTATTGCTGGCGCAGGTCTGTCGTTAAATGCGGTTCTCGACCACACAGCGGAGATGCTTCAGAGGGTCAGAGATGCTGAAACCGTCGGCGTGGACATCAGCCAATATGATGCTCTATCTCGCGCGTTCCAGGCACTTGGCGTCGATGCTGATGCTTTCCGTGACTCTATGGTGGACCTGAACGAATCATTGGGGGAGGCTGCATCTGATGCCAAATCCGGAAAGGCGCAGGCATTTCAGCAATTTGGTATTTCACTGCGGGATACGAAGGGAAATATAAAATCGGCTGATGAAGCGCTGCTTGAACTGTCGGACACCATGTCAAAGATGGACAAGCAGCAAGCCACCTTCCAGATTAAGCAACTCGGTATCACCGATAACGCTGTCATTTCTGCAATGCTCAATGGACGCAAGGAGCTTGAGCGACAGATTAAATTCCAGAAAGACCTTGGCGTTACGTCGAAAGACGATGCCGAGCAACTCAAACAGTTTGCCGAAGCGCAAAACGAGCTTTCCGCCATCTTCACCCGCTTCGCTGATGTTCTGGCAATGACCGTCGTTCCTGCGCTGGACTTGTTAATTGATACCACCATTGCGGTGATTAAGTGGGGCCGCGAGCATAAGTCGTTCCTGTTGACCTTCCTTGGCGTGCTGGCGACTGCTGCGCTTCCCTCTGTGACCGCTGCGCTCTGGGGTATGGCGACGGCAGCGTGGGCGGCAGTGGCTCCGTTCCTCCCGTTTATTGCGGCTGTTGCCGCTTTGGTGCTGGTCATTGATGACCTGTGGAATTACTTCAACGGCGGCGAGTCTGTCATTGGCGACCTGGCGAAAAAATTCCCGATGCTCGGTGCTGCTCTGGACCGCATCAAAGACAGCGTCATTGGGGCATGGAATGCATTAAAACTGCTATTTGATAACCCCGGCGCTTTCATGGATGCGTTCGTTGCCGAACTGCAAAATAGCTGGAACGATATTGTATCGATGACAGAGAACGCAGCTGACCAGGTTTGGCAGGCGGTGGTCAAAGCCTGGGATAAGCTATCCTCCAGTACCAAAAAAGTGTTTAGTGATCTTCTTGCCTATGTGAAGGATATTTTCAGTCATATAGGGGATTACATTTCAGACAGCGTCAGCAACGCAGCGAAAGACGCCGGCAATGCTGTTAAAAACTTTATTGGCCTTGGTGATGACGAACCAGATCCAGAACCAAAGGAAACCGCACCAACGGAACCCGCACCGAAGGAAACCGCACCCCGTCAGAAGGAAAACACGCCAGGTGGGGAAGATATGCTGATTCCCGGAGATGACCCTATCCAGGAAAAACCTGTCCCGCCAACAGGAAGGGAGCGTAAAAGTAAATCTGACGATGACCCTCTTCAGCAAAGCGCCTCGCTCGCAGGTAATGCACATAAAGCAATAACTACGGCTGCTGCGATGCTCGTTATACCACCTAACCCGGCGGCCGTTTCCGGCGCACGTACCACTACCGTCAGCAATCAGCAGCATATCGATAATGTGAACATTACTACCGGTTCCGGTGACCCGCAGCAGATTAGTTCTGCGGTGAGCAATGGCATGGGAGACAGCGTTCGCCAGATGACGGCGCAGTACGACGATGGAAGGAGTCATTAATGTCTTCGTTTTCCGACTTGATGAATACCGCCTCAGGCGCGATGTCTTCGTACAGTATGGCGATGGCATCTTTTGCGGTGGATGTTGTCCGGATAACTGATGAGTTTGGCGCACAGCTGTTTACTGAGGCCCGGGCAATGCGCGCCGCGGTAAACCGCTCTTCAACACTTTGTGAGCACCCTCTGGAAACAGGAAACACAGCGGCAGACTTCAAAGTGATAAAGCCTAACGTGGCGCAGCTGACCATGTTTATTCCGGCTGATGCCTATGGCTCTGTCTACCAGGAGATCGAGCAGGCTTACACCGACAGCACTTCTCTGATTGTTCAGACGCGGGCGTCTTCATTCGCCAACATGGTTATTACTGACATGCCACATGATGAAGCGCCAGACCTTGGCGATACTGTTGCTGTAACGCTCACTATTAAAGAGGTCGTCTGGTTTACAACGTCCACTGAAACTATGCCGGCGAAGGAGGTCGCTGTTTCACCAAAATCGGCGAACACCGGCGGCACGGCAAAGCCGGATGCAGATACCGTTAAGCAGGGGCAGAAAAGTGCTACTGATGCGACTGCCACGACGCAGAGCAAATCAGAATCAGTAATTCATGGGTGGTATTCATGAAGCAGATCCCTTTGAAAGTTTATCCCCGACAATCGCTGTCTGTGGTGCTGGAAGGCTCGCTGTACGAAATCAGCCTCAAGGAGTGCAACGGCATCATGGCTGCGACGGTCGTTCGGGATGGCGAGGCCATAGTGAGTAACAGGCGTGCTGTTGCAGGTATGCCGGTGATCCCGTCACGGTACCTGAATGACGGAAATTTCATTCTTCTGACTGACAACGATGAGCTGCCGTACTACACCGAGTTTGAAGGCTCAAACGTGCTTGTATGGGTAACGAACGAGGAGATTGATGATGCTTGATGCCAGGATCCTCGAAGTGGGTATTGAGGTTAACGGCGAGATGACGTTTTACAGTGGCGCGGCTATTTACGTGAAGATAAACAAGTCCACTGACACGAAACAAAATTCCTGTAGCGTGGAAATCGACAACATGCTTTTGGATACTGTTGATTATCTTGTCACTGAAACCTCACCGTGGAACCCCAGCCAAAAACCGAAACTTATCTCCATTCGTGCTGGCCGGCAGTCTACCGGGGTAGAGAATATCTATAACGGCGACGTCGTCCAGGCTGACCCCAGCATGCCGCCGGACCGCAAACTGACCATGAAGGCGCTGACACAGGACGGCGCGAAATATAAATGGACGTCCCGCGCATCTCCCAAGACCATCCAGCTGTCAGAGCTCTGCAAGCACGTAGCTTCTGACTATTCCCTTGCGCTTCGTTTTGAGGCGAAAGATAAGACAGTTGCCAACTACGTTTATAACGGATCTACGGCGCAACAGATTAAGAAGCTGGAGCAGGTTGGTGATGTTGACTGCTTCATCGATGATGACTTTCTGGTTGTAAAGGATTACGGGAAAGGCACGAAGGGTGACGTCCGGCTGATCTCCAAAGATACCGGCATGATCGGAAACCCTGCACCTGACGATAAGGGTGTGAAAGTGCGCATGCTGTTTGACCCTTCTATCAAGCTGGGCCAGCAGATTGAAATCCGTTCAGAAGTGAATAAGTCGGTAAATGGGCAGTACGTTATTTACAACATGGCGATAAGCCTCACCACTCACGATAACGACTGGTATCTCGATTTGTCGTGCAACAACGACAACATCAAGTCCATAACAGAACAGCGGGAGGCGCAGAAGAAAGCGAATGCCAAATCCAGCACCTAGCCGCAGACCTGGGCAGGATAACGAACTAACCGGCGCGATGGACCTTGTCCTGCGCAAATTCCTTCTCGATGTTGATGACATGCTACCGGCGCGAATCGTTTCTTACGATCGCGAGAAGAATCGGGCACAAATCGAAATTCTCTATCGCGTCACTATGACCGACGGCTCCATGAATCCACTGATGGCTCCAGCCGAAGTACCTGCTCTGGTGATGGGGGGCGGCGGTATGTGTCTGACGTTCCCGCATAAATCCGGTGACCTCGGGTGGATAAAAGCCAGTGACCGTGACATGTCACTGTTCCTACAGTCTTACGAAGCGGAGCCGGGCAACACAACCCGGCTTCATTGTTTTGAGGACGGGGTATTCATTCCTGATGTGATGAAAGACTTCGTGGTGTCTGATGGTGCTGCGGCGACATTACAGACCCTGGACGGCACAACGTCGGTCGCAGTGAAACCCGGCAGCATCGTTTTGACTGTTGGTTCAACCACCTTTTCAATCAGTGAGTCGGGAATTGTCTCGAACAAAAAAATTCAGGCGCCTCAGTTCACCGACGGCAATCTGAATCTGGTTGGTCACGATCATACCAATCTGGAGGGCGGGGACGTTGGCCCTGCGAAGAACCCATGAAAACTTTTGCCACGAATGACAATTACGATATCTACATCGGCAATGATGGAAATCTGGCTATGGCGACGGATCTCGAAGCCGTAAAGCAGACGTGCGAACACGTATCTCGAACAATCCTTGGCGAGCTGCCCTATGCGCAGTCCCGCGGTATCCCTTTCTCACAGTTGTCGCTCAATGCGAGCTCGAACACGGGTCTGTATGACATGTACCTGAGGAAGGTATTGAAAACGGTGCCCGGTGTAACAGGCGTCGGAAACATCGCATTCCAGCTTGATGGCGAAAATCTGGTGTATTCAGCCGAGATTAAAACCGAATATGGAACGGAGAAGATAAGTGGCAACTTATAAGTATTTGTCACCTGAGGGGGTGATTGTCCCGGATACCTCGGAGATCCTTTCCGATACGGAAAGTGAATGGAAATCGACGTTTGGTGATGACCTGGACGTTACCGATGACACTCCACAGGGGCAGGTGATCGCCAGTGATGTGGCCGTTCGTTCCGAGGTGGTTTCCAACAATGCCGCCGTCGCTAATCAAATCAATCCTAATTACGCAGGGGGCGTTTTCCTCGATGACATTTGGGCGCTGACCGGAGGGAAACGCAGGCAGGCAACTTACACCCTTGTGGACAGCGTAGCGCTAACTGGTGTTCCTGGCGTTGTTATTCCATCAGGATCCAGAAGGGCTACAACAGCCGGTGATTTGTTTCAGCTGCTCACAACCGTGGTGCTGAGCAATGACGGTACCGGCACAGGCGACTTTCAGGCGCTCGAGCCCGGCCCGGTTGCCTGCCCGGCGCATGCGCTTACTAAACCGGTATCCGGTTACACTGCGGTGGGTTGGGAAACGTCAGATAACTTGGTTGCCGGAACCCTCGGCGCGGAAGAGCAATCCGATTTATCAGCGCGAAAAGAGCGCCGGCAGACACTGGCGTTACAGGGGCGGTCCATCTCAGAGGCTGTGTATTCAAACGTTCGCGCGGTTGAAGGAGTCCGCTCGTTGTCCTTCAGGGAAAATACGGATTCTGAAGACCAGACGATCGATGATATCGATCTGGTTGGACACTCTGTTTGGGTTTGCGTCGATGGAGGTCTTGATCAAGATATCGCTGATGCTTTGTACTACTCGAAGACAGGAGGGGCGGCGTGGAATGGCGATGTATCCGTTGAAGTAACGGACCCATGGTCAGGCCAGAAAAGTAATGTTCTGTTTGACCGACCAACGGCGGTACCCGTTATGGCGCGTTTCACTGTAGCTGCGAAAGGGAGCAGTACTGGAGATCCGGAATCGGTCATCAAAGAAACGGTAGTGCAGTACGCGTCAGGGCAACTTGAGAATGGCGAAGAGGGTTTTGTGCTCGGCACGGATGTATCTCCGTTCGAACTGGCTGCTGCGGCGAATACGGCATCACCGCAGATCTTCATCAAGAGCGTTGAAATTTCGCTTAAGTCATCAACTCCTACCTGGTCAAAAGACGACATCCCTATCGGCCTAAATGAGAAGGCAACGATTCAGGAGGACGACATCATTGTGGTGACCACATGAAAATTCAGCAATTCGATTTCAGCCTCGACCTGATGAAGGTCGTCAAATGGGAATATGACCAGGCTCCAAACCTGATAAATATCCTCAATCTGAAGCAAGAGTGGTACAGCGCGAACCACGAACAGTTCTGGGTCGCATGGGAACGTGATGTATTCAACCTCCTTACGGCGAATGACTTTGGGCTAAACGTCTGGTCCATCATCCTTGAACTCCCTCTTTACTCAGTTTCAGGCGCGAGCCCAACAGATTACCCGGCATTTGGGTTTGCAGACTTCGGTCTGAACTTTGGAAACAGCAACTTTGCTACAGATGCGGATACCGTTAACCGGCTCAGCGTTGAGCAAAAACGCGACCTTTTGCGAATGCGATGGTGGCAGATAACGTCTGACGGCTCCATGCCATCTATAAACCACGCGCTAAATGATGTGTTTGGTGCTGATGTCTATGCACTCGATGGTCAGGATATGACTATCACCGTGGTGTATCAGAAGGTGCTGCCAAATTTAATGATGAACCTGCTTATAGAATTCGATCTTATTCCTCGACCATCAGGCGTTTTGATTAATCACCTTGTTAAACCTCGCGACGCATTCGGCTTCGCCAATTACGGCCTGAACTTCGACCAAACCAATTCTCAATTCGGAAATTAACGATGACTTCACTTATCAGAATCCCCTTTGCTGATTCAGGGGATAAATCAGCCGTGCCTGAAACAGACGCGACCGGCGGCGTAAACATGACGCAAGGGTATGGCCAGGCATACTCACTTGACCCTGCTACCGATCCCAGCGCCAAGCGTATTGAGCGCGAAATGATGAATGGGCTCTTCAACCTTATTACTGCTGCAATCAGTGAAATGCAGGCAGCTGGCGTAACGCCGTTTATCACTGAAGACGATAATGACGGTACCGCGTTCTCTTACGGTAAAGGGGCGATGACCATTCTTGGTGGGGTTGTTTATCAATCCCTCGAAGATGCCAACACTACAACTCCGCCAGGGGCCAAGTGGGCCACACTGGCGAACTTCTCAAATGCACTGTCTCGTAAGAACCCGTTCGGCGATATCAAAGCCGATGGCACCGTCGATACGGCTCTCGCAAACCTCGGTTTGGGAACAGCGGCCACGAGGAATGTCGGCACAGCGGCAAATCAGATTCCTAGCATGGCATCATGGACAACAGGAACAAATGGGAACGGCACATGGGTTAAACAGCCAAATGGGTTCATTATCCAGACGGGGTATATTGTCGGACAGTCGAGCGGTGGCGTGACGATCACATTCCCAACAGCGTTTACCACCGCTCCGTCATATTCATTAATTGCCACATCTGCTACTAACGTGACAGCGATAGCAACGTCATCAAGTGCAGCGTCAATTAACAACGCCAGGGTGTTTAACACGGCAGGGGCGCAAACATCAAACGGCATTCAATGGATGGCAATGGGGTTCTGATATGAGTTACTACTATTTTTCAGCATCGATGCTAGGGTTCTATGCGGCAGAGTTAAAAGATGATTATGAGGCGGTCGGCGCATTCCCGGATGACGCTGTTCAGTTAGATGATGAAATGGCGGCCGAGTTTATCCGGCCAGCACCCGAAGGAAAGTACTTATCTGCAGGAAATGATGGTTACCCTGAGTGGGCTGATATACCACCGCTCACTCCTGATGATTTGGTCGCACAAGCCGATAAGGAAAAGGGACAGTTGATTGACCAAGCCAACACTTATATGAACAGTAAGCAGTGGCCTGGCAAGGCCGTGATAGGAAGGTTGAAAGATGAAGAACTGGCGCAGTACAACAACTGGCTTGATTATCTGGATGAGTTGGAAGCTGTGGATACCTCCGCCGCTCCAGACATAGCCTGGCCAACCCGCTAAACTAATTGCGAGCCTTGGTTTATTTAGTCAGCCCATGGCATCAGTCACCAAAGGGCTGACATTAATTGTCACCTAAGAACACCGAAGGATTTCAGGCACTTAAATAGTGATTCTGTTCTTATTTTTGCACCGACAGAGTCGAGGTGATAGTGCGTATCAAGAAAATGAGTAGGGTTGATGTTTGCATAGAAATTATTGCATATCACATCGAACCCATTGTTTGACAATTGTTTTTTTAATGAGACCGTGAATGAAAGTGAGTCTGGGTCATGCTCATTAAAGAATTTTGTTTTCATAGTTGCAGGCCATGTTATGAACAACGTCGCCCCTCGGCTTGATGTGATTTTTTTTATTTTTTCAAGCTCTTCGATAGTATAGTCACTTATCAATGGGTCGGATTTTCCGTAAGACAGAATTGACTCGTACTTATCAGGGTTGGAGATCATATCTGAAATATACGAGGTATGGTAAGGCGTTCTATTTATATCACCGAGAGGTGTCAGCGTTTTATAACTATACCCATAGTAGTATCCTTTTACATTCCCTTTGTCCTTTAAAATGATATTTTTTTCAGCAAGAACTGACCGATCTGGGGTTAATGCTCCAGTGATGACGCTTTTCCAATCAACCTTTGAGATAAACTCAATTTTTTTTGTTAATGGGAGCCAGTTTAGGTAATCCATACCCCATGACTTCATGTTGCTTACAAACCAATCGGAATATTCATTCCCTCTTGAGTAGTATCCATACTCAAGAGGCATTATCACAATGTCACCCTTTTTAATGTTTTTATCAATAAGCATCCTATAGTAACTTAAATCCAAGGATGCATGCATTGCCAGGTTAACTACATTATGCCCTGTTAAAGTTGAAAGCTCTTGACTGTTGAATCCAAACAATCCATTAGAGCCTGAAACAATAACAATTCTATTTTTGTTCACGTGGCTGGCAATTTGCTCTTTCTTTATCTTTACATCATGAATCCACCACTCAGCTTTGATGCTGCTTCCAAGTTGACTGAAGAATATTAATAAATAAGCTAGGAACGACAGCAAAGTAAAGGATAAGAATAAATATATCTTGTGTGTGTTTTTCATTAATCCCCCTTAAAATGCGGCATAAATAAATTGAGCTTTAGTAACGCCGCCAAATAGTCCGATTATAGATGCGGTTAAAATAATACCGCTTAAGATAACCCATCTGTTTTGTATCGTTACAAAGCTTTTTTTTGTATAACCGCCTATTTCGTTTGAGTTTTTCATACAAAAACAAGAGCCGAGGCACATAATCAACATAGATAGAATCAAGGGTGAAGAGTTTAATATGTATGATAAATCAATTGGTTGTGTGGTTGAGATGAGTTTTACACTATGTATAAAATCATTTAACGGGTTCTTTATTTCCGATGCAACAGGGTTGAACATTGCAATTACAACATTATAGGCGTCAGAGAAAGTCGCAGCCCTAAAAGGAATCCACGTTAAATTAATAAATTGAAATGTTATAAACCACGCGATGAACTTATTCATTCTGTAATTCATGCTTGACCAGTATCTGTTTACTGATGTTGCAATTCCGTGCATTACCCCCCACAAAATGAAGTTAAAACCAACCCCGTGCCAGATTCCGCTAACAATAAATGTAGCCATGATGTTTGTATATGTTCTTGGTATACTACATCTACTGCCGCCGAGAGGGATGTAAATATAATCTCTTAGCCAAGTGGATAAAGATATATGCCATCTATCCCAAAAATCATTTATGCTTGTCGATTTATAAGGCGAGTTAAAGTTTATAGGAAGCTTTATCCCCAAAAGAAGTGCAGATCCGATTGCTATGTCGGAATATCCTGAGAAGTCAAAATATATCTGTGCTGTGTAGGATAAACTAGTTCCCCAGGCACCAAAAAATGTTAAATCAGGTGTGTTCGAATAGCCAGAATCTGCAAACCCGGAAAAGTACGACGAGATTATTATCTTCTTGAATAATCCCACTGAGATTATTACCAGTCCAGATATCAACTCTGATGACTTAACATTAGATTTACTGTATGACTGAGGCATTAAATCGCTATATCGTGTAATTGGCCCAGCAATTAACTTAGGGAAGAAAGTGATGTAATATAGATAATCGGTAATGTTTACTTCAACAATTTTGTTTTGATATTTATCAACAAGGAATGATATTTGTTGGAATGTAAAGAAACTTATTGCTAGAGGCAGGCCTAAGGATGCGGCCCAAGATAACTTATCAATGCCTAAGATAGATAATCCAAATGATATATATTTAAAATAACACAAAGAAGCCGCATTTAATATTATTCCTGTTATTAATGCTGCCTTTGCCTTATAGTTTTTATTTATTGCAATATAGCATAGGTAGTTGATGGCACACGATGCAATCAATATTGAAAAGTACTTTTCAGTGATGTAGTTATAAAAATAGATAGATGCTGCAATGATAATCCATTTTGATAGAGGGACACTGATTTTTTTGCAAATGCAATATATTAAAAAAACTATTGGTAGAAAGAAAATCAAATAATCCAATGAATTGAATAACATAAACCAACCCCGACTATGTTCAGTAAATCTTAATGCGTGTGTTTGTATTTTGTGCAAAACCGGCGGATTATATCATTATTGCCATTTTTATGCAGTGATCACACTATCTTTTCTAGGCATCATAATCTCCGTCAACATCACCAATGGGTCCGTCCGATGTAGTGGAGTGCATAGTAATCGTATGGTTATTCGTCCTGTGCCAATTTTGTGTCATACACGCCTATCTTACATACTTCAACATGCATCATGTGCCGTTAAGTTTAGCGTGGTGAATGCGGCAATGTGAATGTAAAACAGTTAGTTAAAATGGATTCTACTAATTCGTAATGCGAAGATCGCAGTTTTCAATAGACCTTCAGCCCTGAGCAAGTCTTGATCTCCATAAAGATAAGAACCACTGTATGCACATACAGGTTGAATGGGAGAAGCATCATGGGATTTCCATCCCCAGCAAAAGACTACACCGAGCGCACTCTTTCCCCAGAGATACTTTGTGGCGTTACTGCAAACAGCAGGATAATCGAGACGGAAAGCGGCTATGCGGTAATCGAGCCAGCCACAAGCAAGCCGAAAGAGGGCATCCTGCTGATTATCTGTGACGGTCGCACGCAATTTGCGAAGCTAATGGGGGCCTCGTTAATTACAGATGACGGAGAGGCTATAGAAGGGACCGCGCTTGAAGATGTCGAGGTTCTCGGTAGGGCGACGTTCTTCATTAACCGAACGTTAGATGATAGCTGCCCGACAATGTGATCAGATTTTGGTAATCAACTCCGCCCCCTGATTCTTCACATTCCCCGCAGCGCGCGTAACTGCGTGCCAGATAAACGTTTCGGCCGGAACTGTGCCGTCGGCAATAACCTCCTCAGCTTCTTTCCCTCCAATATCCTGACTCATCCAGGCGCGCGCGGCTTCTGGTGTAAGAACCAGCGGCCGCCGGTCATGAATATCAACCAGCCCTTTATCAGCCGCAGCTGTCACAATCAGAAATCCCTCCGCTTCATCGCCACGCTCAAACGGTATGCTTCCTATCGCCGCCATGAGTATAGGTTTACCGTCAGCCCTGTGAATGAAGTAGGGCTGCTTCTTATCGCCTTCCTTCTTCCATTCAAACCAGCCGTCAGCAAAGCAGATCGCCCGGCCATGTTGCCAGAGAGGCTTAAACATCCGACTGGTGGCCGCAGTCTCAACCCGGGCATTAATCAGAGGTGGTTTATCCCACCACCCTGGCGCGTAACCCCAATGAACAGCATCGAGGTGTAATTGTTCGTCGCGTTCGCTCACCAGAAGCACTTTGGTGCCGGGGGCGACGTTGAAGCGTCCGATAGGTTCCGGGTCATAGGGAATGTCGCGATCTGCATCTTCAGCCAGAAAGGCAAGGTAATCTTCGCGTGTCATGGATTGAGAGAAACGTCCGCACATGGTCACCTCCAGTCGGTCAGACTGAAAGTATAGGGGACGGGGAAAAGTGGTGTGTATCGGTTAAGTCATATGACGGATCTGGGATGACATTTGTGGGGGGATTTTTGATGTATCGTCAGGAGAGATTCGAGAATGGGGCAGGAATGGGGCAGATAAGAACACACAAAGATCGGTTTAGAACGGATTGCGTGGTGAGGCAGTGATGCAACAAACTGAAAAACAACCTGCTCTTGGGCGATCTTCAGTAAGTTTTAAAAAAATACGGCCATAGTAATCATTTGACACCCTTACATTGCGCAAGAAAAAGGGACCCGTGATACGTCTACGTGTCCTGTAGTTATCTCTTCATTTTAGCAAAGCACCGGGAAAGCCATTTTTGCTTTTGTGTCCTTGGGGGCATTAGAACAATGTGCAGATCAATTCTGGCGGCATTAAATTGGCAGAAAATGTTTCAGAACGTCGAAATGCGCGCCTCGTCTCTCGACGGCAGGCCGCTCGCTGCCTATTATGGACAGGTTTTGCGAACCGAATTTGACAGGGGTAAGAAGAGAATGAGAGCAGCTTTTTGGGTAGGGTGCGCGGCACTGTTATTATCTGCATGCAGCAGTGAACCAGAACAACAAGCCACGGCGGCACACGTCACACCAGGTATGCGGGCGGCAATGTCAGACTCGGGTCAGGCAAATTGTGCGATGGTCGGTGGGGCGTTATCGGTTGCCCGTCAGCTGGACGGATCCGCCATCGGAATGTGCGCATTACCCAATGGCAAGCGATGCAGCGAGCAGTCTCTTGCTACCGGGGCCTGCGCCAGCTATTAATTAGTTCATCAGATCGGCGAGTTTATACACCAGCGAATCGTTGGACGTTCCCAGCGTTAACTGGTCTTCGGTCAGGTCAACCTGCACGCCATCGTGCAGCATGGCGCTGAGCGTATTATCCAGCTGGTTCAGCTGCGGGTCGGTGCACAGCTTTTTGGTCATCACCATGTTCTTCACTTTCATTCCGCCGTCAGAAAGCTTTCCTTCCCCGGTAAACTGATTACACATGTTGCCGGAGATATGCATATCTTCGCCAAAACTCAGTTCCAGCGGCTTCTGACTGGTGACATTCTTCCCATTAAAGCTTTCCAGCACAAAACGATGGTGCTGCAGTTGCTCCGGTTGAGTGGTCACTTCGCTGGTCGATACACAGCCTGCCAACATCATTCCGGCCGCCAGCAGGCCGATGGTCATTTTAATACTGCTCATTAGTTATTCACCAAATAAATAAAACAAATTCAGGGTGACACTTTAGTGCGGTGGGGGTGAGTGGAGATTGTCTGAAAGTGCTCCCCGTGGCCGGGGAGCAGGAATGGTTAAACCAGCGCGTTGGGTGTGGTTTCGCCATTATCAATTTGACGCAGATTTTCCAGGGTGGTCTGCGAAATGCTGGTCAGCGCTTCGGCGGTCAGGAATGCCTGGTGGCCGGTGAACAGCACGTTGTGGCAGGCCGACAAGCGACGGAACACGTCATCCTGAATCACGTCGTTAGATTTATCTTCAAAGAACAGATCGCGTTCATTTTCGTACACGTCCATCCCCAGCGCGCCAATTTTCTGGTTTTTCAGCGCGTCGATGGCGGCCTGCGAGTCAATAAGCCCACCGCGGCTAGTGTTAATAATCATCACGCCGTCTTTCATCTGCTCGAACGCGCTGTGGTTCAGCAGATGATAATTTTCTGGCGTCAGCGGACAGTGCAGGGAAATGACGTCCGACTGCGAAAACAGCGTTGGCAGGTCAACATATTCCACGCCGATCTCCAGCGCCGCATCACTTGGATACGGGTCGAAAGCCAGCAGCTTCATGCCGAAGCCTTTCAGAATACGCAGCGTTGCCACGCCGATTTTACCGGTGCCGACAATACCCGCTGTTTTGCCGTGCATGGTGAAACCGCACAACCCTTCGAGAGAGAAGTTGGCATCACGGGTGCGTTGATAAGCGCGGTGAATACGACGGTTCAATGACATCATCAGGCCGATGGCATGTTCCGCTACCGCTTCCGGTGAGTAGGCCGGGACGCGAACCACGTGCAAGCCCAGCTCTTTGGCCGCATCAAGATCGACGTTATTAAAGCCAGCGCAGCGCAGGGCGATATACTTCACGCCTTGTTTTCTCAGCTCTTCCAGAACCGGGCGGCTGCCGTCATCATTGACGAAAATGCAGACGGCTTCACAACCGTGCGCCGTTTTGGCTGTCTTTTCGGTTAAAAGGAAGTCGAAAAATTCAAGTTCAAAGCCAAATGCATCATTAACATCTTGCAGGTACTTTTTATCGTACTGCTTTGTGCTGTAAACTGCGATTTTCATAAGACTTTTCTCCTGTGATATTAACGTCACGGTAGCATATTTAAAATAATCATACAAATTTTAAAATTTAGTTTAATCATCAGGTTATAACAAAGAGTGTAGAGCATAACGCGCAGAGGTTTGATGGATTTTCAGGA